TGCGGGTGTTCTAAAAGAAAAGAAAAATTAAATAAAGCATTCCCTTATAAAAAATGAAAAAAATTTGGCAATGGTTAACCGGTAACGTTATCAAAGAAGTTGGTAATGTTATTGACAAACTAACTACTACCAAAGAAGAGAAGTTGGAGGCTCATAGGCTAATAACTGAAATTCTTGAGAAAGCTGACAAAGAGGCACAAGAGCAAGTAACAGCAAGGTGGAAAGCGGACATGGAGTCCGACAGCTTCTTATCTAAAAATATAAGACCTATGGTCCTTATATACTTAACTGTTATATTTACTGTTTGTGCTTTTTTTGATGGTAACATAGGTGAATTTAGTATAGCCGAAGAATATATACCAATATTTCAAACATTACTTGTAACGGCGTATGGAGCCTACTTTGTGGGTAGAACTTGGGAAAAAGCAAAAGCTATAACAAAAAAAGACTAAATGGCTAGGATTAGTACGTATGCAATAGATAGTAACGTAACCAAAGAGGATAAGGTTATAGGTACTGATTCTTCAGGGTCACTTACTAAGAACTTTAAACTAGAGGATCTAGGTGAGTTTTTATCTAAAGGATTTGTAAACGTAAATGGCCAACATTCTTGGGAATTTGTAGACACAATAGAAGCAGGAGGGTTATATGGCCCATTAGATGGTGCTTCAATAAGTGGCTTAACAACTATAAAGTTAAATGAAGTTACTAAGGGTGATAAAAATATACAAAACTTTTTGCTAGAATATAGAGGCAAAAGAATATTACTCGTTGATATAGTGGACCCAAATGTCTATGGATTATTTGATGTTACAAACATAGCCGAAGACGTAAATAATTTAAATAATTATGACGTAGAGCTGGATCACATATCTAGCAACGGCTCCCTTGCTTTAGAAAAAATATATGCGATATCAATGTATGCTCAGGACGCAACATATGCGCATAGGCAAATAAACGCTTCGACAACTTGGACTATAAATCACAACTTAAATAAATTTCCAAGCGTTAGCATAAAATTCTCCAGCAGTAACCAGGTATATGAAAACGTGGGAGCGTTTGCTGGAGTACAATATATAGATCAAAACAACTTAACAATTAACCTAGCGGCCGCAGAAAGTGGTTACGCTTATTTAAACTAAAAATATGGCAATTCCATTTTTAAATCACTTAGACTTACGAAGCGTATCTGAATTACAAAATGCGATACTTCACAAAACAACAACAACAACCGCATCTAATGTTGAGGGTAAATTTATTTACGACACAGGAACGAATACCCTGCAGTATTACAACGGCAGCGCTTGGATTAGCTTAGATGGAACTGATACTGGTATTACTAGCGTTACATTGGATTCAGATGGTAATGCAACTTCTGGTAATACAATAATACAAAATGGTACGCTAACATTGTCTTTTGATGGTGCATCTTCTGAATACGTAAATGGTCAAGGAAATTTAGTAACTTTTCCAAGTATACCAACTGTAAACGATGGAACATTAACAGTTCAAGGAACAGGCGTTTTAGGAGGCACTGGAACATTTACAGCAAATGACGCGGATAATGTTACAATAAATATATCTCACGATAACACGTCTAGGACAGATACGAATACATTTCCCGCGCAATTAGACTTCGGTGATGCTTTTGATGTTGTATCAAGCGTTACCACGAATGCAACAGGCCACGTTACGGCTATAAACTTAGCTAGGTTTCAATTACCAGATTCTGACGACACAACTTATGATTTAGAATCTGACCAGTCCGGGAACGATGTTGTTTTGCTTTTAAACGGTAGTGATGCGTCGCAGGACGTTGTGAAATTTGTTGCCGGAACAAATATAACGCTAACGGATGACGGAAGTAATGAGATTACTATAGACGCTGCTAATCAGGGTACAGTAACAGGCACTGGCACAGCAAACACAGTGCCAAAATGGTCAACAGGAGGAACAGGCATAGAAGACTCTTCTATTTCAGATGACGGAACAACCGTAACAATAGGTGGTAACTTAGATGTTCAAGGAACAACAACAACTATAGACTCAACAACTGTTGCTATTGGCGACAATATGATGAAGTACGCTAAAGATAATACAGCTAACGCTTCAGATATCGGTTGGTACGGTAAGATTGTTTCTTCTGGGACAAAATACCCAGGTATGTGGTATGATGCTAGTACTGGCGTTTCAACACCTAAATTCTCTTTAGGTATTGCCACAACAGAACCAGCTGGCACGGGTACAATTGCTACTACAGGTACATTAATTGCCGACTTAGAAGGTAATGCTGTTACAGCTACAAGACTAGAAACTTCAAGAAACTTTTCTATAACTGGCGATATTACAGCCAGTGCGGTTAGTTTTAATGGTGCTGCAAATGTTGTTTTAAACGCTAATATAGACGCTAATGTTGTAGGAGCTACTGAGCTTAATGTTTCTGGTAATGGAACTTCAGGTTATTTATTAGCTTCTGACGGCGATGGTTCATTTAGTTGGGTTGCTGCTGGAGCTGCTCCAAACGACGCTACTATAACTCTAAACGCTGGCGATGGATTAGACGGAGGAGGAGCATTTACTTTGAACCAGTCAAGTAACGAAACAATAACATTTAGCGCTGAAAACGCTAGTACAACAAATAAAGGTGTTGTAGAATTAGCAACTTGTGCGGAAGTTTTAGCTGGTGTGGACGGCTCTAGAGTTTTGACACCAGACACATTGGCTTGTAAATCAGTTACAGCAACAATTTCAGCGGCTTCAGTTTCAGGTGCAAACTTATACGCTGAGATCAATCACGGCTTAGGTACTGAAGACGTAATGGTTGAATTGTTTGACGCCACAACAAAGGAAACGGTATTTGCCTTAGTAGAAAGAAAAACCAAAGCAGGTACAAACTCTACAAGCAAGGTTACAATTTACTTTTCAGCGGTTCCAACAAATAACATAGAAGTTCTTATTACATCATTAAAAGGGGCAACAACGGGTACAGTAGCTTATAGCTAATATTAAAATAATAATTTAATTTATGTCAATTAAAATTCTTAATGGAATTGACGTGGACAACGGCGTGTTGTACACAGACACTGCTAATAATAGGGTAGGGATTGGAACGGCTAGTCCAGATCATAAGTTAGACGTAGACGGGGGCGCTCAATTCAACACTAATACTGGAACAACTCCATTTTACATAACAAGACTGGGAGGCACTAGCCAAGCGCTATCTATAAAAGTAATGGATGACAACGTTAGGTTTGAAAGCATTCAAGACGAAGCAGCAGATAATTACGGTGGTTTTGATTTTAGAATGGACGGTGGAGTAACAGAGCCTGACTTTGTTATTAGAAAAAATGCTGGCAGCCCTATACTTAATGTAAAAGGAGACGGCAACGTTGGTATTGGAACTACTAGTCCAGGTGAAAAATTAGAAGTAGCTGGAAATATAAAAATACAAAGTGGAGGTTCTTCTTCTGATAGTAATTATATATCAATGGTAGGAAGTAGAGCTATTTTTGGATATGATGGTAGTATCAGCTCAGCATATATGAGATCAAGTGATACATCAAAACCTTTAGTATTTGGATCAGGCTCAAGTGAGTTTATGAGAATTGTATCTTCTTCAGGCAACGTTGGTATTGGAACTACTAGTCCTGATAGAAGACTGCACGTTAGAGACACTGCTATAGTTACTACAAAACTTGAGGGAACTAGTCAAGGTTCTTTATTAGACTTAGTTAATTCTAACGCAAGTCAAACATATAACGGTTTAAGGTTTACTCAAGGAACTACAAGTAAAATGGCTGTTACGCACATAGCAGACGGTACTACGAAAGGATATGTACAAATAGGTAATAGCTGGGGTGCAGGGTCAGAGATACTAGTCGTAGACGGTAGAACATCAAGAGTAGGTATTGGGACGACTAGTCCAAGCTCTAAATTACACATTTATGATGTTGCGCCTACTTTAAAACTACAAGCAGACTTATCAGTTGCGCCCTGCACTATTTCTTTCGATAATTCATCAGGAACTCAAGAAGGATCTTTAATTCATAACACAGGAAGCAATACTTTTAGACTTAATAATGTATCGGGCAATAGTAGGTTAAATCTTGATAGTTATTCAGCTGCATTTTCTGTTGGAACAAGTAATTTAGATCAGTCAGGTGTAATATTAGGAGCTACTACTCTTACTTTAAAATCTAATTTTAGTACAGCTTTAACTTGTGATATGGCTGGCAAAGTAGGCATTGGGACTACTAGCCCTACCGATAAACTTACTGTGCAAGATGGAAACATAAGATTAAACTCCACCTCTACTTATCCTACTCAGGGCCTCTATGCTTATGCGAACAATAGTTCTCCAAACATGGGGGGAATTTCCTGGCACCAAAATCCAGGGTTTATTGGGTCTGAATGGACGCATTATAAGCGAACATCACCTTATACGTTGGCTAGAATAAGGCTGATTGGTGATGCTAGTAGCGGCGGAATGTTTGTAAATCTTAATAATTCAGATGTTTTTACAATCAAAACCTCAACAGGCAATGCTGGTATAGGGGTAACTAACCCAAGTGAAAAACTTGAAGTTAATGGGGCTGTAAAAGCAACAGCAACTACAGACGCTTATAAAGGTTATATTAAACAAAACGTAATTAGTTATGGGGCTGAAAAAGTAGAAAACTCTAACTATTATTTTACCTCTTACAATACTACAGCCACGGTAACTAGCGCTCAAGCATACAATAGAATGGTTGCTGCTTATGATGGCAGGGTTAAAAAAGTATATGTAAGACACGGAGGGGGTTCAACACCTACTGCAACTGCAGTTAATTTTAAAAAACACGTAAACAATGTTACATCTGCAACAACATACGCTGCAACTGTGGCTAATACTGCTAGTACAAACATGACCGCTTATTATGAATTTGCAGACAGTGATTTTACTTTTAATGCTGGAGATTTAATAGGTCTTTTGTATCAAACTACAGAGGCTTTTGGAACATCTAAAACCATGGGAGGCGTAGCTATTACTATAACACTTGAATATAACATTACTTGATATGGCTAATATAAACGATAACATAAGAACAAAAAAGCTTTATAAAAGCGGGGACACAACAAGAGCCTATAAAGATTCTAATGGAGAGATAGTCGTACCATCTAAAGTGGCTTCAGAAATAGCAGCAGTATCAGATATAACTGAGCTTTTAAATGACCATGATAACTATACAAAATCAATATATCTTTTAAAAGAAATAGAAAATATAAGACAAGACCTAGAAGAGGTGCACGCTTTTGTTAAAGCCGCCTTTGGTAAAGATTCAACAACAGCTACCTCTAAAGGGGAAAAAGGGGATACAGGAAGCACTGGGCCTCAGGGACCTCAGGGCGCGACTGGACCTACTGGACCTACTGGAGCAGATGGTAAAGATGGTAAAGATGGATCAAGCGGATCAACGGTTGTGTTTGGATGTAAGGGTAGGCCAATAGGGCTATTAGGCAGAATGATGGTGTGTGATGAAACCGTAACATATGAAATTTTAGATATAGAATCCGGAAAACAAATAGATACTTTAAGAATACCTAGAATTTTAAAATAAACAAATAAAAATAATGATAACATACGATTGGAATTGCAAAACGGTAGATGTATACCCTCAGGAAGAGGGTGAGACAAATGTAGTGTATAATGTACACTGGAGAGTAACAGGGGTCAAAGAAGATTATTCAGCAACTAATATTGGAACTCAAATAGTAACTTTAAATCCTGAAACTGAGTTTATACCTTTTGACGAATTAACAAACGAAGTTGTTGCGGGCTGGACAAAAGAAGCTATGAGTGAAGAGCAAGTTGAAGCTATTGAAGGCAGTATTGCTTCACAAATTGATGAACTAGAAAACCCGGCTTCAGTAACTATGACGATAGAGGATTAAAGTAACGCGTAAATACGTAATACTTAACTATATGTTAAACACTTAAATTAAATAAAATGGCAAAAACAAAAAAAATTAAAAAAGAAGAATTAGAAGAATTAAAAACATTAATTAATAATTTTAATAAATTACAATTAGAATTAGGAAGACTAGATATTGAAAAGCACCAAATATTGCATAGGGTTTCAGAATCTCAAGTGGGCTTACAAAAATTCCAAGACGAACTGAAAGAAGCTTATGGAGATGTTAGTGTTGATATAAATACTGGAGAAATAAAAGAAAATGTTAATAAGGAAGATTAGCATTGGATCAAATTATAAGAATGACGCCATGCATTATTCTGTCGGTCAGGAGGTGTATGGTGGTCATACTATATATAATATAATAGAAGAAGACGAAAAGTACTCTATATATATTAAAAAGAAAGACGAAGTGCTGCCGTGGAAAGATTTTAATAAGAATATGGCGATATCTGTAGAATATAATTTAGACTATTAATGAATTCATTATTAGATTTTATAGTAACTCCTAAAGGTAAAAGCACTACTTCAATAAAGAACGTAGGTAATAAAAATATTATTTTAAATACCGAGCTTCAAAATCACAATTACGTCAATAGAATAGGTATTGTAATTTCTGAACCGCTTATAAATAATACCAACATTAAAAAAGGCGACGAAGTAATACTGCATCACAATGTTTTTAGAAGATTCTACGACATTAGGGGTAAAGAAAAAAACAGCAGGAGCTACCTTGAGGAAAATAAATATCTTGTTAACGAGAATCAAATTTTTGCAGTCAAAAAAAAAGAATGGGAGTGCTTAAAAGGTTTTTGTTTTATAAAGCCTTTAAAAGAAGACAAAATGTTTTCTATAGATTTTGAAAAACCCGGAATTGGTATTGTAAAGTACACTGATGGGTCCATCGAACAAGGCGCTTTGATAGGTTATAAGCTGGGTTTTGAATACGATTTTTATATAAACAAAGAAAAATTATATAGAGTTCCTGCAAATCAAATTACAATTAAATATGAATATCAAGGAAACGAAGAGGAATATAATCCAAGCTGGGCATAAAGCAGTTGAGGAATTAATTAAAGTAGCCAAGGAGGCTATTGTGGATTCTGATGATGATATTTCCGCTGATAGATTAAAAAATGCGGCAGCCACTAAAAAATTAGCAATATTCGATGCGTTTGAAATATTAAATCGTATTGACGAGGAGGAGCGAATAATTGATAACAAACCTAAAGAAGATGATAAGCCTAAGTCGTTTAAGGGGTTTGCTGAAAAAAGATCTAAGTAATGTACGAACAGGCTTTATTAAAGATTATAACTCCTATTAAATTAAACACTATATCTAGGCTAAATAAAAGTAAAAAATGGCAGTATGGGTATAGCAAAGAGCATGATGTCGTCGTTATTAGTAAAACCGGCCAAATAGGAGAAGTTTACGAAATACAAGGGTTAAAAATAGCTTTACCAAAAGCTCCGGCTAAATTAGATAAAACTTACGATAAATGGACGCCAGAGGAATACCCTAGAGAGCTAAAAAATATATCTAGTGTATTTGATTGGCGCGATTATCCAGACGATTTTAAAGAAAAATGGGAACCATATATAGATGAACAATTTAAAAAAAGAGACGAAGGCCATTGGTTCAATAATAAGAGCATGGCTACTTACATTACTGGCGCTCACTTTATGTACTTGCAGTGGAGCAAGATTGACGTTGGGAAGCCAGACTTTAGGGAAGCAAACAGACTATTCTTCATATTCTGGGAGGCTTGTAAAGCCGACGCACGATCTTACGGAATGTGTTACCTTAAAAACCGCCGTTCAGGATTTTCATTTATGTCTTCAGCAGAGACCGTTAATTTGGCGACAATTACGTCAGATGCACGGTACGGTATCTTGTCTAAGTCTGGAGCGGATGCTAAGAAAATGTTCACAGACAAGGTTGTACCAATATCCGTCAACTACCCGTTCTTTTTCAAACCCATCCAGGACGGTATGGACAGGCCAAAGACCGAGCTTGCCTATAGGATTCCAGCCAGTAGACTCACTAGGAAGTCTATACAAAATAAGAAAGATAAAGAATTACTCGAGGGGCTTGATACCACGATCGACTGGAAGAACACAGGCGACAACTCCTACGATGGGGAAAAACTTAAACTTCTCGTCCACGATGAATCGGGGAAGTGGGAAAGGCCAGACAACATCCTTAATAACTGGAGGGTTACAAAAACGACACTAAGATTAGGAGCCAGGATTATTGGCAAATGTATGATGGGCTCAACGTCGAACGCATTAGACAAGGGAGGAGAGAACTTTAAAAAATTATATAATGATTCTGATGTTACCAAACGAAATAGAAACGGACAAACTAAGTCAGGATTATATTCTTTGTTCATACCTATGGAATGGAATTACGAAGGATTCATTGATTCTTTTGGGATGCCTGTATTCGAAACCCCACTTAAGCATTGTGAGGGACCATATGGAGACGTTATAGACGTCGGGGTTATAGAACATTGGGATAATGAGGTTGAGGGATTAAAAGGCGATCAGGATGCTCTAAATGAGTTCTATAGGCAATTTCCACGAACAGAGGAGCATGCGTTCCGGGATGAGACTAAAAACAGTATATTTAATTTAGTAAAAATATACGAACAAATAGACTATAACGAAGACTTAAAGAATAGTAGCGTTGTTACCACTGGGAGTTTTTCTTGGGAAAACGGTATTAAAGATACTAAAGTAAGATTTACGCCTAATCCCCAGGGAAGGTTTAAAGTTAGCTGGGTTCCAGACCGTGGCCTGCAAAATAGGCAGGTAATAAAAAACGGTGTTAAATATCCGGGTAATGATCACATAGGGGCATTTGGCTGTGATAGCTATGACATATCAGGAACAGTAGGAGGCAGTGGGTCGAAAGGTGCTTTGCACGGATTAACTAAATTTTCAATGGAAAATGCACCTCCTAATCATTTTTTTTTAGAATATATAGCACGGCCACAAACAGCTGAAATGTTTTTTGAAGATGTACTTATGGCTTTAGTATTTTATGGAATGCCGTTATTGGCTGAAAATAATAAACCTAGATTGCTGTATTATTTAAAAAGAAGAGGATACAGGGGCTATTCAATGAACAGACCAGATAAGCTATGGAATAAACTTTCCGTAGCAGAAAAGGAAATAGGCGGGATACCGAACTCAAGCGAGGATATAAAGCAAGCACACGCAGCAGCTATCGAAAGCTATATAGATAAACACGTAGGTTTGCTGGATGATAATAGTTACGGCACCTTGTATTTTAGTTCAACATTAAATGATTGGTCTAAGTTTGATATAAACAAAAGAACAAAATTTGATGCCGCAATAAGTAGCGGGCTGGCTATAATGGCATGTAATAAAAACCTTTATAGACCAATACCTTCAACACAAAAACAAAAACTAAATTTAAATATTGCTAAATATAATAATGGCAGTAATATTTCAAAAATAATAAAATAAGTATGGCTGAATCAGTTGTAAAAAGTTCTTTCCCTAGTCAAGTTGCTAGTGACGCTGAAAAAATTTCTTCGGAATACGGCTTAAAAGTTGGACGAGCAATTCAAGACGAGTGGTTCAAAACAGATTCTGGAGCTAATTCAAATAGATTTGTTAGTAACCAACACACTTTTCATAAATTACGATTATACGCAAGGGGCGAACAGCCTATACAAAAATACAAAGATGAGTTGTCAATAAACGGTGATTTATCTTATTTGAATTTAGATTGGAAGCCTGTGCCTATTATTCCTAAGTTTGTAGATATCGTAGTAAACGGTATGGCGGAAAGGAACTTTGATATAAAAGCATATTCTCAAGATCCGTATGGGGTGAGCAAAAGAACACAATATATGGAAGATGTTCTTAGAGATATGCACGCTAAGGACCTATCAGATTTTGTGCAAAATGAATTTGGTATATCTATATTTAAAACAAATGTAGAGGATTTACCTGAAACAAAAGAAGAATTAGAAATACACATGCAGCTGACCTACAAGCAAGCTGTAGAAATAGCTGAAGAGCAGGCAATAAACACTTTGCTAGAGGGTAATTCTTATGATCTTACGCAAAGAAGAACTTATTATGATTTAACTACGATAGGTATTGGAGCTGTAAAAAACAGATTTACATTATCAGAAGGTGTGGTGGTTGATTATGTAGACCCGGCTAATTTAGTTTACTCATATACTGAATCGCCATATTTTGAAGATATATACTATGTTGGTGAAGTAAAAGACATTACAATAAATGATCTTAAAAAGCAATTCCCAAGTTTAACAAATGATGATTTAGAAAAAATATCTAAAACGTCTTACCAAAGCAATAGTTTTTATAACAGACCATTAAACAACTCTGCGTCTCCAGACGTTAATACAGTGCAGGTACTGTATTTTAATTTTAAAACCTACATGAACGAGGTTTACAAGATTAAGGAAACCGCTACAGGGGCTAGTAAAATAGTTTTAAGGGATGATCAATTTGATCCACCTGTAGAGATGTTAGAAGAACAATTTGGTAAGCTTTCAAGGTCTTTAGAGGTTTTATACGAAGGAGTATTAATACTAGGTACAGACTATTTGTTAAAGTGGGAAATGGCTAAAAATATGATGAGGCCAAAAAGCGACTATACCAAAGTATTAATGAACTACAGTATTGTTGCCCCGAGAATGTACAAAGGCAAAATTGAGTCTTTAGTGAGTCGTATAACAGGCTTTGCTGATATGATACAACTTACGCATTTAAAGTTGCAGCAGGTATTATCTCGTATGGTACCAGATGGTGTTTATCTTGACGCTGACGGCTTAGCCGAAGTCGACCTAGGTAACGGAACAAATTACAATCCTCAAGAAGCATTAAATATGTTTTTCCAAACAGGTTCTGTAATTGGTAGGTCGTTTACTCAAGAAGGTGATATGAACCCGGGCAAAGTGCCTATTCAAGAAATAACAAGCGGTTCTGGGGGTAATAAAATGGCGGCCTTAATTAATACGTATAATTATTATCTACAAATGATTCGAGACACAACGGGTCTAAACGAAGCTAGAGACGGTAGTACGCCTGATTCAAGAGCTTTGGTGGGTATACAAAAAATAGCAGCGGCAAATAGTAACACTGCTACAAGGCACATTCTTAATGGAGGTTTATATTTAACGGCTACATTAGCGGAGTGCTTATCTCTTAGAATATCTGACATATTAGAATTTTCACCTACAAGAGATGCTTTTATACAGAAGATAGGCGGCCACAATGCAGCTACTCTTGAAGAAATGGGTGGGTTACATTTGTACGATTTTGGTATATTCTTAGAGCTAACACCAGATGAGGAAGAAAAACAGCAGCTAGAAAATAATATTCAAACAGCGTTGTCTGCAGGTTTAATAGAACTTTCTGACGCTATAGACATCAGGGAAATAAAAAATATTAAATTAGCTAACCAAGTATTAAAGCTAAGAAGAAAGAAAAAGCAAGAGCGTGATCAGCTAATGCAACAGCAAAATATTCAAGCCCAAGCCCAAGCTAATGCTCAAGCACAGCAGGTAGCAGCTCAAGCTGAAGTGCAAAAAAATCAAGCTTTAAAACAACAAGAAATAGAGCTAAAACAAATCGAAGCACAGCTTGCTGAAAGAAAAATGCAATTAGAGGTTCAGTCCAAAATGCAACTAATGAATTTAGAATTTCAATACAATATTCAGCTTAGGAACATGGACACTCAGCAAAAAGACACTATTGAGAATTCCAAAGAAGACCGAAAAGACAAAAGAATTAAAATGCAAGGCTCTCAGCAAAGCGAGCTAATTGATCAAAGAAAAAATAATACGCCACCAAAAAACTTCGAATCTAGCGGAAACGATATATTAGGAGGTGGATTTGACTTAGGTTCTTTCGAGCCCAAGTAATAATAGTAATAGTAGTAATTTTATAATATTTTATCATGGAAAACAAAGAAAACGAAGCAACTAATCCTGAAGAAATTAAACAGGAAGTAGTGCAAGAATCAGGCCCCGTAACAAAGGACGAAGATGGCACGATTAAAGTTAATTTATCAGAATTAAATAACACGGAAGAAAATGCCATTCAAAACGAAAGCCCAGATGACAGCAATGATGTTGTCGAGCAACCCGAAAACGAGACAAGTAGCGAAGAAGTGGTTCAAGAAGTACGGGAGCCCGAGCAAGTCGAGGAATCAGCACTTGAAGAAATAATAGAAGAAGAAGTTCAAGAGCAAACAGAGCAACTAACCGAGGATGTTGCAGAAGCAATTGCGGAACAAAAAGAAACAGGTATTGAATTACCTGAAAATATTCAAAAAGTTGTTGACTTTATGAACGAAACCGGCGGCAGCTTACAGGATTATGTAAAGCTAAATACCGATTATTCGTCATTAAATGAAGCACAATTGTTAAAAGAATATTACGAAAACACAAAACCTCATCTTGATAAAGAAGAAATTGACTTTTTAATGGAAGACAATTTTTCTTATGACGAAGAGTTAGACGAGGAAAGAGATGTCCGTAAAAAGAAAATAGCTTATAAAGAAGAGCTAGCAAAGGCTAAGAATCACTTAAATGGATTAAAGTCTAAATATTACGAAGAAATTAAAGCTGGATCAAAATTAAATCCAGAACAGCAAAAAGCAGTTGAATTTTTCAACCGCTATAACAAACAGGAAGAGAAAGCAACGCAGCAAAAAACTACGTTTTTAAATCAGACCAATCAGGTTTTTAATAAAGATTTCAAAGGTTTTGAATATCAAGTTGGAGACAAAAAGTATAGGTTTAATGTTAAAAATGCAAGCGAGGTAAAGACTACTCAAAGCGACATTAATAATTTTGTTAAGAAGTTCTTAAACGATAAAAATGAAATGTCAGATGCTAGGGGTTATCATAAATCTCTATTTACTGCAATGAACCCTGATGCAGTCGCAAAACACTTTTATGAGCAAGGCAAAGCCGACGCTATGAAAGACAGTATGGCCAGAACGAAGAATGTCAATATGGATCCGAGAGGGGTTCATGAAAACACGACTCTTCAGAACGGCTGGAAAGTGCGATCTGTTAATGGTGTAGATTCTTCCAGATTAAAGATAAAAATAAAAAAATAAACAATTTAAAATTAAAAAACTATGAGTTTTCCAACACCGGGTATTGGTGCCCAATTAAATCACCAAACTCCACGTCCTACTAAAGGGTTGTTTGCGGACAACTACCTTTCATTAGCTGACATGGATTTTACACAACAGTTTTTACCAGAAGTGTACGAAAAAGAAGTAGAAAGATACGGTAACCGTACTGTTTCTGGATTCTTACGCATGGTAGGAGCAGAAATGCCAATGGCTTCTGACCAAATTGTATGGTCTGAACAAGGGCGACTACACATCGCAATGGATGACTGTTCAATTACAGTAGCGCAAGCTGGAAATAACACTATTCAATTTACAGCTGATCCAGCGGGAACTGCTGGGTTACAGAGTGCAGCTGAAAAAGCGGAATTGATTAACGCAGGCCAGACAGTTATTATTGCAAAAGACGGCGTTGTTGTTAAGGCAAGAGTAACAACCGGAGGCGATGGCACAGCTACAACTATAGCAGTGGCTCCATACAACGCTCAAGACTTGAATGCACTTCTACCAACACCTGCTGGGGACATTACTGATGTTGCCGTATTTGTTTATGGTTCTGAGTACAAAAAAGGCTCTTCTGTTGTTGCGGCACAACCAAATGCTAAATTCACACAATTCAGCAACAAACCTATCATACTTAGAGAAAAGTATGCAGTAAACGGTTCAGACGTTGCTCAAATTGGGTGGGTTGAAGTAACTACTGAAGCTGGAACTGGAGGATACCTATGGTACCTAAAGTCTGAGCATGAAGCTAGGTTACGTTTTGAAGATTATTTAGAAATGTCTATGATTGAAGCCGTACAAGACAACGGTGGAGGCGGTGGAGATTCTGCTGGTGATAATGGCTTTACTGGATCTGAGGGTCTTTTTGCTGCTATCGAAAGTAGAGGCTTAACTTTTAATGATCCTGATTTTGCAAACGCTGTACCAGCTACTGGTATTGGAGAGTTTGATTTAATTTTAGGAGAGCTAGATAAGCAAGGGGCTATTGAAGAGAACATGTTGTTCTTAGATCGTAGCACTTCTTTGGATATCGACATCATGTTGGCTGCGCAAAATTCTTACGGAAGTGGAGGTACATCTTATGGTGTATTTGAAAATTCTGAAGATATGGCACTTAACTTAGGATTTAGCGGATTCCGAAGAGGATCTTACGATTTCTATAAGACAGACTGGAAATACCTAAATGATTCAACTACAAGAGGAATGGTTAATGACGTTCTTGGAGTTATTGTACCTGCAGGTGTCTCTACGGTTTACGACCAAATTTTAGGACAAAATATTCAACGACCATTTTTACACGTACGCTACAGAGCTTCTGAAGCTGACGATCGTAGATTGAAATCTTGGATTACAGGTTCTGTTGGTGGCAACTACACGAGCGAAGAGGACGCTATGAATGTTAATTTCTTATCAGAAAGAGCATTATGTGTTCAAGGAGCTAATAACTTTGTTATTCTTAAGAAAACACAAAATTTCTAATAAGAAGGCAAATTAATGTAATTATTACCCTCGTTATATCGACGGGGGTAATTATTACTCTTATTAATTATTTAATTTTATTATATCATGGCGAAAAAAGCTGAAGCAGTAGAAAAACCCGAGGTTGCACCTCAACCAAAAATTACAAAAAAAGAAAAAATACAACAACCAGTAGAACCAGTGTGGGAAATAAAAGATAGGCTTTATAATCTGGTAGACAGATTAGGAAAACCTATAGTTTATTCTTTAGCCTCTAAACATAGTGCTAAGTTTCCTTTACTGTATTTTGACGAAAAACTCGGATATCAAAGAGAGTTAAGATATGCCACTAATCAAAAGTCTGTATTTGTAGACGAGCAAAAAGGGCAATCAACTTTAGGTAGAATAGTTTTTAGAGACGGAAGGTTGTATGTTCCAAAAGAACAACAAAATTTACAAAAATTATTATCTTTATACCACCCTTTAAGAAACAAATATTTTTCTGAAGACAAGCCAAGAGAGCAAGCAATGAATGAGGTAGAATACATTAACTACGAAATTCAAGCTTTGCTGGCTGCTAAAGAAATGGACATCGAAGGATTAGAAGCAATATTAAGAGTGGAGTTCGGTGAAAGAGTAGATTTATTATCTTCTAGCGAATTAAAAAGAGATGGATTAGTTTTTGCTAAAAGAAACCCTATATTGTTTTTACAACTTGCAAATGATGAAAATGTAGAGTTAAGAAATATAGGTGTAAAGGCGGTACAGCAAGGAATTATATCTTTATCACAAGATCAAAGAACATTTTCTTATGGCGAAACCGGCCGAAAATTAATGACAGTGCCATTTGACGAGCATCCATATTCCGCGTTAGCAGTATTCTTCAAAACAGATGAAGGTATGGACGTTTACAAACATATAATTAAAAAATTATAAGTCACTAATTATAGTAGCTAGGCCGCTGTAATAGTGGCCTAATTACTATAACTAATAATAAACAACAATATGCCAATAAATGTAAACACAGTATATCAAAGAGTTTTAGGTATATTAAATAAAGAACAGCGAGGGTATGTAACCGCTCAGGAATTTAACTTGTTTGCTAATCAAGCACAGCAAGATTTATTTGAGCAATACTTTTATGATATAAATCAATTTGGAAGATTACACGGTAATGACACCGAGTATTCAGATATGCTAACCATACTTGATCAAAAAATAAGCCCTTTTAAAACATCCGCGTCATTAGCATATAACCAAACAACTCTTCACTTTGATCTTCCGGCTGATCTTTATAGGCTAGGAAGTATTGTATATACAAATGCTATCACAGATGGATTCACAGCTACAACGGAGCTTGTAGAGGCTGAAAGAATTAATCAAAACGAATTATTATACATAAACTTATCTCCATTAACAAGGCCCGTTAATAGACGTCCTATATACGCTCAAAACACGCAGGGCGTTAAGGTATACGGCGACGCAGAGCTTACGTCAAGCGTTAGCTGTAATTATATTAGAACACCGGCCACTGTACAATGGGCATATCAAATTGTTTTTGATGAACCCTTGTATGATGCCTCAAATTCAGTAAACTTTGAGCTTGAGCCTTCTGAAGAAACAGAATTAGTTATAAAAATACTAGAGTTGTCAGGGCTATTGATTAAAGACTTTAACATGTACAACGCCATCAACCAGGAGGAAGTAGAAACTATCCAACAAGAAAAATCATAACATATGCCATTAATAAATATAAGTAACGAACAATATTACGAGGGGCCAGACGGCGTATGGAATAGCTTAGACGAAAATTATGGGGACTACCAATATATAACACTGAAGGACATAGTAAATAACTTTGTTGTAGCTTATGTTGGAGAAGATAAAATAATATCTAAAGTAAAAAGATCCGACATTGCATTCCATGCACAGCGCGGTATTCAGGAGTTAAATTTTGATACCCTGCAATCTATTAAATCACAGGAGATAGAAGTTCCACCTACTTTGTATATGATTTTACCACAAGACTATGTTAACTATGTAAAGCTAACTTGGCTTGACGAAAGCGGAGTTGAAAGAATAATTTATCCAACTTCTAAAACCAGCAACCCTTTACCTATTATACAGGATAGCAACTACGAATACACATTTGACAATAACGGGGAAATTCTTTATGCACAGGAGTCCGAAACTTGGGAAAGATTCCAAAGCTCTAATGATGACATATTGGTAGACTCTAACAGTAGAGACGCAAGAGAACTTACTCGCTCTGATTTCGCTGGGGGGAGATATGGTTTAGATCCGCAGTATACTCAATCAAATGGAGTATTTTATATTGACCAAATAAAAGGGCTAATACACTTCAGTTCTGATATGACAAATCGTATTGTAACTTTAAAATACATAAGTGATGGTTTAGGGTGCGAAGATGATATGGTTGTGCATAAGTTTGCTGAAGAGGCTATATATAAACATATTGCGCATGCTATTTTAGCGACTAGAGCAAATACTCAAGAATACCTTGTAATGAGGTTTAAAAAAGAAGCAAGAGCCGCTAAGCGAAATGCTAAATTAAGATTATCAAATATAAAATTAGAGGAAATTTCGCAAACCATGCGAGGTAAGTCTAAACAAATAAAACACTAATATATGCCAGAATTTATCCGTTCTTTCCAGACTGGGAAAATGAATAAAGATCTCGACGAGCGACTAGTGCCTCAGGGCCAATATCGCGATGCTTTAAACTTAGATTTAGCAAACTCAGAGGGGTCTAACGTAGGTACTTTACAAAATGTAAAAGGCAATGTTGAATTGCGCGGCAAAATATCAGACACTGAAAACGGATGGCAGGCTAACTATATAGAAGATTTAGATAATCCTGTTTGTATCGCGTCTATAAAAAACGATATAAACGAAAAAATATATTGGTTTATTGCGTCTGACAATGTTAGCGCTATCGCTGAATTAGACACCACAACAGGGTATATACATCCCATATTAGTCGACACAAATAACATATTAAATTTTTCTACAGATTATTTAATTACAGGAGTTAACATAATTGATAAGTTTTTATTTTGGACAGACGATCAGACAGAACCAAAAAGAATTAATATTAACAAGTTTAAAGCTGGATCTTGTAATTTTAATACACATACGAAAATTCCTGAATGGAACCCAGGACAAGATAATTATACAGAGGTTAATTGTGGCTTTGGCGGAAGCGCGGAACCAAACTTTACAGAAGACGATATTACTGTAATTAAAAAATCCCCTTTAAAAGCGCCATTATTAGATGTTTCTGCATCTCCCTTCGGTAATAATATTAACGGCACAGGTATTACTCCAGTATACACTACAGCCGAAAGCCCAGCAGGCACAGGTACTGGAAATTTTACATTTATACCTAATACCTTAGAACCTGCTGTAACCCTTCCTTTAGACACATACGGAGCATATTTAGCTAATATAGAAGAAAGCCCTACATATTATGCAAATAGTAATATACCCAATTGGAACGGTTTAATTACTTTTGATGTTGCGCCTATATACGACCAATTTGCAAACAACGGAGGACCTGTTTGGCAAAATGACGATATATTATTATTAAACGGTAAATTTACCTCACAATTTAATGAAACATTTGAATATCAACTTAGAGTACAAATTGATTCTTTAAATAATAGTATAGTAACGGCTAAAATATTAGGTATTTCATCTGATTTATATAAACCTACAGATGAAAATGGCGATGTAATATTAATACAATGGGAGGTATTGCTTGAAGAAAAGGAGCCTATGTTTGAATATATTTTCCCAAGATTTGCATATCGTTGGAAATATATTGATAATGAATATTCTTGTTTTTCTCCATTTTCAGAAGTAGCTTTTGTTGGCAATGATTTTAAATACTTGTCTTCAGACGGGTATAATGTCGGGATGACTAACAATATTAGAAAACTTATTATAAATTCTTTAGAATTAGGAACAGAGGAAGTAGATGAGATAGAAATATTATATAAGGAATCTCATAATACAACGGTTTATTCTGTTGATTCTATTAAGAAAAAAGATTTTTTACCCTATAACGCTGGCGCTGGAAGTGTGCCTACATCTTTTGAAATAAAGTCCGAGATAATTGGAGCGGTTGTACAGTCTAATCAAATATTAAGACCTTGGGATAATGTTCCACGTAAAGCTAAATCACAAGAGATTGTTGGAAATAGAATAATATATGGTAATTATTTACAAAATTATAATATAGAATATCCTATTGATTTAACAGTAAGTTATTTGCCGAAAGTTCACCCCGCAAATTTAACGATCAATCAAGAAACCGTTCCAAATCCTTTTGAAAGACAACCTTTCTCAAGTTTAAAATCAATAAGAACTTATCAAGCGGGAATAGTATTTAAAGACAAATATGGGAGAGAAACCCCGGTGCAAACAACAAAAACAGCTTCTATAAATATACCTATATTAAATTCTGTTAGCACAAACGTTCTTCAAATAACCCCGTCTGGACCCTCTCCAAGCTGGGCAACTCATTTTAAATTTTTTATAAAAGAAACCTCTAATCAGTATTATAATTTAGCCTTAGATAGGTTTTATTTCGCAGAAGATGGCAATGTATGGCTATCATTTCCTTCGTCAGAAAGAAATAAACTTGATGAGGAGACCTATCTAATTCTTAAAAAGCAGCATGATAACAACGTTGCGGTAGATAATTTAAATAGATATAAGGTATTAGCTATAGAAAACGAGGCGCCAGATTTTATAAAAACTTTTGAGTCAACCATAGCTAGAGCAACAGTTGAAATTACAAGCGGATTTGAGCAAGATTTTATTACACTAATATTTAATTGCGGAACAACAAATACTTTATTTAAAGAAGGATTTAAATCTACTAGAAAATTACAAATAGTAGCAGGGGCTAATGTCACTGATAAATACGATATAAAATCAGGAGGACCAACAGGAGTAGGTGACCAATATACCATTACACTAGAAAGGCCTTTAGGGTTTGATGCAGCTTGGTTGTCTTCATACAATCCTGGAGATAATATCGACATTTCTATACTAGAAAATGTTGTAGAAAATAAACAAGAATTTGAGGGTAGATTTTTTGCTAAAATAAATAGAGACTTTGCTTTTGATACAAATATTGTTGCGTCTTTTGAGGCATTGCAACCACGATATGCGATTAGAGCTGAGCATAATGTTGTAAATTCAATTACAGGTATTAGCCCAGGTAACGGTGGTATAAAAATGGGCTGGCTAGATAGTAGAGGCTATGGGCATACAACGCCTTTTTTGCCTAAAAGACCTTCAAATGGGTCCAATAAGTTTACATTAAATTTCGCAGGCTGGCCTTATGGTGGTGGTACTAATGTATCTTTACATGATTTTGACATCGATCATTATATACACTCAGCAACGATTGGTCCTTTTGAGTATAATCATATTAGGGGTACCGGAGTTTTATTAAGATTTATCTCTAGCACCGGAGAGGTAAGTGATAATGTTTACAAAATTATTGCATACGAAAGAAAGAAAAGCTACAGGGGTTATACAGATATTGTTGGTGACCCCAGACAAGTCCATACTAATATGCGTAAAACCTCATATTATACAATGGATCAAAACTACAATGAAACTTTTTTACCTACAGGTATTCAAGTTGTAGAGGAAATAATAGAAGACGATAATAAGCTTTTAACATCAAACAATCCAGCTATTTTTGAAACTGAACCAAAAGAGGCTATTGATTTAGATTTATATTACGAAGCTTCTGATGCAATACCTATAGCGAATTATAACAGCACACATGAGCTAAATAGCTATTATAATTGTTATTCTTATGGGCAGGGCGTGGAATCTAATAGAATAAGAGACGATTATAATGCTTTTACAATAGATAAGGGCCCTAAGGTTTCTGCTCCACTTGACGAGCCATACGCTCAAGAAAGAAGGGGGAATGGTTTAATATTTTCTCAAATATTTAACTCTACAAGCGGTATAAATAGGCTCAACCAATTTATACAAGCAGAACCTATAACAAAAGATTTAAATCCAACATATGGTACAATTCAAAAACTACATACCAGACAAACAGATTTATTAGCTTTATGTGAGGACAAAATAGTAAAAATATTAGCGAATAAAGATGCTTTATTTAATGCAGATGGCAATGTTAATTTAACCGGTAATAATGCTGTTTTAGGCCAAGCTATGGTTCCTGCTACTTTTGGTGAGTTTGGAATAAGCAAAAACCCTGAAAGCTTTGCGGCGGATAATTATAGAATATATTTCACAGACAAAAACCGTGGAGCTGTTTTACGATTATCAATGGACGGAGTAACGGATATAGCTGGAAAGGGTATGTCTGACTTTTTCGCTGATAATTTAAAAGTATCAAATAAGCTTATAGGCAGCTTTGATAAAGAAAAAGACTTATATAACATAACTTTCGACCGGTTGTCTCAGGATTGGAATAATATTCTTAGCCCTAGTCAACAATATCAATTAACACCGGAATGTGACATAAATGCTTTTACTAAATGCAACGAAACTACAGTTTCTTTTAAAGAAATGGTTGACGGCTGGACTTCGAGAAAGTCATTTATACCGGAAAGTGGTATAAGTTTAAACAATATCTATTACACTTTTAAAGATGGCCGAATATATGAGCACGGGCTAAACATACTATATAACAACTTTTATAGGCAACAATATGACAGCTCCTTCAATGTTCTAATGAACGATGGGCCTCAATCTGTAAAAGGGTTTAGCACTGTAAATTACACAGGAACAAGATCAAGAAGATTTGAGTATCTGCATGATTCCGAATGGTATTCAATAGCTGAAATAAACGCTATACCTGCAATACCTACTTCAATACAACAAAAGCAACCAGGTTGGTATGTAAACTTTGTTAAAACTGACCTCGAAGGAGGAGAAGTTAAAGAATTTGAAAAGAAAGAGGGTAAATATTTTAATTACATAAAAGGGTTGGAGATATTTAATGACTGCGACGACACACCTGATGGAATTGGTAACCCTGATATCATAGATAGCGACCCACAGGATTACATATTAACTGTTACAATTGATGAAGGCTGTAGCGGAAGCGGAGGAGCTGTGCCTGATGTAATACAATCTTTTGTAAATATATGGAATTGTGTTAAACCGACTATAGAGTTAAACATTGAAAATGAAACTATTGCTCAAGATATTAAGTGTTTAATCGAAGAGTTCTACGATCCTCTTTTTCAAAATTATACTTTGGTTTCAAATAATGCAACTGCATTTTCTTATTTATCTAGTCAGGGGCTGCAAGTTGGCACGCAAATGTATAATAGCTTAACTAACGAACCTATCACCACGCCTGGCGCATATTTATTCGTTGGTGCTGGGCAACAAATGTCTGATTTAACAGTGAATCACGCTGGGCTAGACGCTAATAATGCAACAGTTGCACCTTCTACTTATTACGTAATGATATTAGATAGTAGCGGCCAAATAGCATCGTGGACACAATATAATACATTAGCGGCCTGTGAAGACGACTGTATGCCTGATACTGAAATTAATTTTTATTGGTTTAGATCTCCTGATTCTAGTGATATATATAGTGGCGTAAACTGGTCAGGATATACTAACTTTGGTAACACTAGATATGTTATTGAAGAGAACTTTACTGATTATCCAAATGGAGGCCCTGTAGGCAATGTTAATGTAGAATGGAGATATAATTTATCTGACGGGGTTGACGTTGGTACTAAAATATGGAACTACGGGCAGCACGTAAGTAACCCATGTGAATTTGTGCCTTTTGATGCAATGTATTTGTGGGTAGGATCTTCTACTGTTGATCCTAACCTTGCCCTAGATCCAAATGACCCTACTCCAATACCAAATGAATACCGATTAATAAAAATAACAAATGGAATAATAACCTCCTGGATGAGATATAACGCAATAACTCCAGTAGCACCTTAATATAATAATATGCCGGAAATAAATAACTATAGTTTTTCAAACGCTGTGTTTAATATACAAGAGGGTACTGTAATAAACGATCAAGTTACAAGCGCTATAATAACAATATCCCCATTGTCTGGGCATACTGTTACAGCATCTGACTTTAGTTTAGACCCTTCGTTTTCTAATGCATATGTACAAAGTGTAACGTTTACGCAAAGCGGAACTAATGTTATATGTACAACTACTTTTTTACCTACTGTAACTATGCCATCCGCTAACGTTACAATACCTTTGTGTATTGTGGGCCAAGGTGTTGTTAACGAAATAACAATAGGGGGAACAGTTACAGCAGTTGTAGGGGCTGATGTTACAGGAGATAGTAGCGAGACAGATACTACTTATTCTAACAGTGGTAATGTAGGGAATAATGAATTGCTTTTTACAAGAACATATAACGCCGCAACAGGTTTTGCGTGGGCTAATAATGGGCTACCTTCAATAAATGTAACGCAAGGAAATCAATCCAACTATAATATAATCCAAACTCCAATTTTTGATTCGCAAAATAGATTAACAAATATAACTTACGATGTTAATTACATATATCCCTCCGCTGATATTTCAGGAGATCATATTGATATAGTAGTACCTAAAACAAATTTAATTTATAATCCTTTGCCAAAAATAACAGGATATACCTTTAATACTTCCGTATTGGGCAATGATGCTGAAATTAGATCTTTAGTGGTTTTAGGAACTCCCTCAACAACTTTCAGCGCTACATTAAATGACGGTACAACAACAACAACAATTATAAACAATCAGCCTCTTGATGCAAACGGAAGATTTGAGCAAGATGTATCATTCCCGGCGTTAACAAAAGGGCAACCCAATAGACTGTATACTATAGAGCTAACAGGGTCAAATGTTGCTAATATACCATTGCCTAACCCTTTTACCGTTAGTCAATTAAATGAAGTTCAAATTATAGTAGGTAAAGTAAATAATGTTCCTACCCCTGTTTCTGGTTGGCCGTCGACCGATCCGCGCACAGAAATAGCGGCTTTGACTCAAAATCCTTTTACAAATTTAACGCAGTCTTCTGGCATATGGTTAATAAAATTAGATTATAATCTTTCACCTTATACCGGCACAGGCACGTTCACCGTTATAAAACAAATAGAAACTTCGGATTTTACAAACACAGATGAAATTATAACTGCCGCTAATGGGAACCAAACAAATGTAACCTCACTTACTTTAGATAGTACAGCGGGGATAGTTGTGGGTGACAAGATTGCATTATTGGATGAATTGGCACCGTATGAATCTACAGTTTCTGGTGTTAATACGTCTACAGCATTAACAATTTCACCAGCTATAACTGTTTTAGATAATCAACAAATAAATTTTTATAGAGATAATGGTAACAAAATAGAAGTTTTTAATAGTAATGTAACTTTAGTAAATAGCTCCACTGTTAATTTAAAATGTGATATTGCAATTGTAAATGTAGGGGATGCAGGTATAACATTTGATTTAGATTTAAGTAACATAATTTCATATACGCCATAATGCCAGATATAACACTAACATTTTCAAATCCGCTTCCTGTCAATATTCAAACAGGAGATATAGCTTGGTACGTCGATATTTCTGAAGGAACAGAAATACAGATGGGCCCTATAACATCAATTAATGGAACAACAATAATTATAGACGCGGCTGCTGGGGTAGCACCTCCTGTGGCACAAGACTTTGTGTTTTATGTGAAAGATCCCATTGGGCACGTGGGCCAACTAAAGGGCTATTACGCGGAAATTCAATTTAGAAATAATACAACAAAATATGCAGAGCTGTTTTCTGTGGGTACTGAAATATTTGAAAGCAGTAAATAATGTGTAATAATATAATAATAAAATAATAAAGATATGATACCAATGGGAGCAGTTATGTCTGGAGTCCAAGGCTTAATGGGAATAGCCGGAGGGATTATAGGCAGTGGCAAAAGGAAAAGAGAGCAAAGAAGAGCTCAGCAAGAATTTCAAAGAAGAAAAGCGCAGTTTGAAAATTTAGACACATCTAATGTATATGCAGGACTCGAAAACGTTTACGAAGACTTAACAGTGAATCAGCAACAAGCTGAATTTGCTAATAGAGCACAACAACAATCATTGGCTAACACTATGTCTGGAATGCAAGGTGCCGCAGGTGGATCAGGTATTGCTGCCTTAGCACAGGCTATGGCAAACCAATCTTCGATGAACGCAGAAAGAGCTAGCGTAAGTATTGGTCAACAAGAAAGACAAAACCAAATGGCTCAAATGCAGCAAGAATCTAATCTACAAAGAATGGAGGCCGCTGGCGAATTAAAATCAAGAGAAGCAGAGCTTAATAAAGTTTCTACTTTAATGGGTATGTCAGGGCAAAGAGTTCAAGCCGCTAATGAAGCAAGAAACGCCGCAACTCAAGGAATACTAGGAGGCGTTGGCAACTTAGCCGGTGGGTTTGCTACTTCGGGCATTATGGGATAATACAATATTTTTAAAATGAATAAAGACTATATAAATAAACTAGTACAAACCGATCGCGATAAAGTGGGCGAGTTTTTGGCTGTTGCGGAAAGTGGAGCTGTTAAAGCAGGTCTAACGCCTGAGCAACAAAGAAAGCAAAGAGAGTATGTACAGCGTCAAGCAGATATTTATTCTAACGCTGCTTTTAGAGCAACTAATAAAGGTCTTAAGCCTACAGATCCTGCATATTTAGACAATGTAAGAGAAATGAATGGTGTTAGAAATAATTTGGAAAATTTAGCAACCCAGCAAAAGGCTATTGAAAAAAACCAAAAGCAATTTTTGGACGATTTTAATGAGGGCAGAATTTCAAAAGCGAATTATGCGGATGGGTCTACTATGCCCCTAGTTAATATTTATTCCGGTAAGTCTAACATGGAAATAGACGACTACGGTAATTTAATGTTTGAAGATGGTTTAGGTGAATTTAAACCTTATACTCAATTAGCGGATTATTCTTTAAAATCTTACGATACTGCTAATTCGCTGCTTTCCGATATAGGAAAAATAGCAGATTCCAAAAAAGGCCTCTCAGATGCTCAGATGGGTCTATTTAAAAATAAAATAGCCACTACTATAAATGAGGCAAGCAGAAGTGATATATTATCGATGATAAGTGACGACTTACTGCCTGGTCTTGATAATTTAGAAATACCAGAAGATTTAACAAATCCAGAGAACATAGGGCAGCTAAAGTCATTTATAATACAAACTATAGGTAACGCAGGAACAGAAATAAATGATTCATTTTTTACGCCTAGCGGCTCAGGTTCAGATTCAGGTTCAGACCCTAACAAAAAAACAAAAGATGGATATGTAATGGGATCCAATACTGGTATACCGTTAGATCAAAGACAATCTTATTTTGATCAAATAACCGCTTTGGAAGATGGTGAAAGGATCACCATAGAAGGATTTAGTGGGTCTAATGACCCTAAGCCGACTAGAAAAGGCGGCCGAGGAAAAGTTGATTACACAATACAAGCTATGAAAGATGGTACATATACATATTATGGTGTAGACTCTAAAACAAAAAAGGAGGTTACCCGCGGTCCTATTAGTGAAGAGGAGCTAAGATTAGAGATCCTAGGCGAAGGTTCTGGAGATATTTTAGAAGGAGCAGAGATTGTTCCTGCTGGAGAAGCTGGGTCCAGCGCAGAAAATCCCGCTACTTGGTCTCCTGGTGGTGCTCAGCCAACTATAGCGGCCAATAAAAATACCGCAAAAACGCCTACTTTTAAAAATGTAGACCGCAGTAGTCTTAATAGAATGACAATACAAGGGTCTTCTGGCGGCAACAAGGCAAATATATTGAGAGACGGCAAACCTATATCTTCTAAAAAAAGCGGTATTACAGTAACTGGAGTAAGAGCAGAGGGAAATGATGTTGTAGTTGATGCTAAATTTCTTGGAATGAGCCAAACTGGAGATCTTGGTAGATTTAAGCAGAGCGGCAATGACTTTAAGTTTGTTCCGGGTAAAGACTACAAAAAACTTGGTCAATCACCTAAAGATAAAAGAGATTTTGATAATTTCATTAGAGCAGTAGAAAGCGATCCAAGATTTGCCGCTGAGGTTTTAGCTTCTGTAAGAGGAAATAAAGATTTTTTACCAAAAAATTATTAATAAAATAAAATAATATGCCAAAGTACAAACTAAAAAACGGTAAATACGTTGTGGTAGGCTCTAAGGATATGGAGCTGTTTTTAGCTTCTGAAGATGCCAAAGGCGCTGAATTTATTGAAGAAAAAAAAGCAATAGGCCCTGCAAATGCGGAGACAAATGTAGTGCCGGAAAACGATACGGTCTCCAGCTTGGAAAATGGTTCTTCGGAATTACCAGAAATTTCTGACGAGGATAAAAAATTCTTTAGCGAATTTGGCATTGACTTTAAACCAGAGCGCCAGAAAAAGCCTATAGATCCTATAGATATTAAAAATATAGAAAGAAATAAGCCTAAAGTAAGACCCGGAGATAACGTTCCGCTTGAAACACCTTTTTCGCAAACTGATATAAAAGCAGAGAAGAAGGCAAAGGAAAAAGGAACAGAAGTTCGGGTACAATCAAATAAAGCTTTTAAACAAACATTAGAAAACTTTTTAAATCAAGATCTTACAGAATTTGGGGAATTTAATCAAAGGTTTGTTAAACCCGAATTTAAAGATGTATACAATAACCCAGACACAGGGATAACTGAAGGGCTTATATTCAAAGACGTTATAAGAGGTAGAAATATATCAGAGTTATCTGAAAATCCTGAATTTCAAGCCTCAGTAAGAAAAAACGTTAAAGACTTATACGAAGAAGCAAATCCTAATCTACCTCTGCCTTCTAACAGGCAAATGGATTTATTTGTTAAAAATGCGATTAATGACCAGGTTGCAGACTTGAAAGAAGACGAGCGTTTTGAGGCTCTAAAAGAAAAAGATTTTTTAATTGAACAAGGCGAGTATAGCACATTTTTAAATAACAGCATAAATGCTGATATAAATGAAATGAGCGATGTTAAAAAAATAGCCGCAAAAAGCAGGCAGAGACAAGCTCAATTACAAAACCTTCTTAAGGCTCCAGACTTAAATCCGAAAGCAAAAGAAGTCTTATTGACCGAGTATAACAGCTTGCAAGAAAACTACAATGATTTATTAAAAAACATTGACTCAGATTACAAATCATACATGAACCTTTCCACTGGTCGGCGCGTTGATGCAAAAACAGCAGCAGAGCTACCATCTGATGAGGTTGTGGACTTATCAGAGGAAGATACTCGTTTAGCAAAATATTACAGTTCACTTCCTACAGAAAAACTGGAGCAAGAATATTTTCAACACCACATTAAAAAGCAAAACTACCAAAAACAAAGAAACAAAATATACAAGACCAAACCTGTTAAAGATTGGTTTATGAATAATGATTCTAATGATTTTTGGAAAAAATACACAAAGAACGAAGATGGCAGTTATAATATACCGCTAAAAGACTATATAACGGCTGGGGGTCGTGAGCAATCTAGAATGAATGGTGTGTTTGATGCGGATACAATTCAAAAAATGAAGCGAGATCGCTTTTATTTGACAAAGGATAAAACAGCATTAACTAAAAAAGAAGAGGCCTTAGAGACCGCTTATTTACTCAATGTTGACCCTGTTAGTGTTGCTGAAGGAATGAACTTTGGCAGTGGTGTTACTAGATTTTTGGAAGCTACATCGTCTGCTTTTATAGGCGAAGACAAAACGGTTGCTTCTTTTGGTACATCAAGAAGAAAAGAACTTGATGAACTGGAAAGCGTTTTAATAGATTCAGGTGTTTACGATCCTAATAATAAAGAGCAAAAAGACGAACTGGAAGCTTTTAAAAGAAGTCGCGCTATGGCAGTCACAGAGGGGGTTGCTGAATTTACGCCTGCTTTATTACAATTTGCTGTTGCCAATAAAGTTGCCGGTCTTTCGGGTATGAATGCTGTTATACAAAATCTTTTAAGATCGTCCTCATCTACGAAAAAGGCTACTGGCTTTGTTTTAGGGGCACTACTTGAAGAAGCTAAGTTTAAGGCTGTTACTGGCGGTAAATCACAAACAGGCGGTGGAGCAGGGTTTTATATTGGAGGTGCAGCAGCTAGATTTTTAATTCCATTTAGGTTTGCCTCCACAAGGGCGAATGCTATATTAGAAAAAGTTGTATTAAGTGGAGTAGGTGGAGCCACAGCTAGTGAAGTTGCTTTATTAACAGAAGCAATGTACAAAGAAGTAGCTAACACAAAAGCTTTTGAAACTTCTATGGAAGAAGAGTTTGGCTCAACTGATGAGGTTTTTGAAAGATGGCTTACAAACTCTGCAGTATTTGGTATTATTGGTAGCTATGGTTTTTTTAAAAATAATTTTTTAGATCTTAAATCTAGAGCCGCTAAAAGAAGATACATCGATAACTTACAAGAAAAAATTGATAACGGTGAGTTCAAAGGAGCAGAGCTAGAGGGTAATAAAAGAAAAATAGCTTTTTTAGATAACCAAATAGCTGTAGCAGAAAGAGAATTTAACAAGCAGGATATTGCATCTCAAAAAGCGCAAATGGATCAGGCTAGAAAAATAATAGCTGAAAATAAAGTTCCAGATTTTAATGCAGAAGGAAAACTTGTAGGATTTAAAGAAGCAACAAGGTCTGATATTAGAGAAGCCGAAAATACTATAGCTAAGGTTCAAGGTAATATTGCAGCAGCGCAAAGAAATATAAATAGACAATTTGAAAATTTAGTTAAAAGTGGTGTTGCTAACGGTAAGAAGTTAAAATTAGAAATAACAGATAAGCCATTATTAAACGGAGACAAGGCTGGCTATAATTCAACCACAAATACTTTTAAATTTGATATAAATTCATATAAACCCGGTGTATTTGCACAAGAAGCGGGACACTTTTTTATGGACATGGCTTTTAAAAATGACCCTTTAATAGCTAAACAATTTAAAGAAAAAATTAAATCCGATGTAGAAGGCCGTTTTAATAGTATTGGCCAAGAATTTACTTTGCCAAATAAACCGGGTGAAAAATTTACATTTGAAGAGGCTATAAATGAAGCTTATGGCAAAAACAGACCGACGGAAGAATATGTAATGAACGTGGTTGAGTTCCTACAAGCTCCTCGTAATAGAGAAATATTATTACAGTCTGGTGTTTTACAGTCGTTAAAAAGAAATATTATAACAGCTGGGCAAAATATAGGATTACAATATGGCAATAAAAAAGACTTTACAACAGGCGATCAAGTTTTAGAGTTTTTATTTAGTCTTGGTAAAGTTGCAGAAGGCGGTAATTCCTCTGCAATAAAGAAAAAATTTGATGCTTTTAAAAATATTGTTATTGATGGCAATAAGCTTTTAAATAAGCAAACAGGTCAAGAGTTAAAAACAGATAAAGAGGTTGAAAAAGATTTATCTTCAAAAGAAATAAACCCTGCTGAGAAAAAAGATATATTTTCAAAAGCAACAAAGGCATACGAAGAAATTATTAATTCAGGGGGCAGCGTAGAGCAAGCGGGCGTTATGGTTGGATATGAATTTCAGCCGTTAGTGAAAGCAAAGATTAAATCTTATATGGATCGCAACGGTCTAAATAATATACCTGAAGAAACTATAAATGACATCGTTTCTGATGTATCTTTAGGAACAGGAAAGGGATCACAAAATATACCTGGACTTGTTAAGTCTTATAAAGAAAGTGGCGAAGCTAGCTTAACCTCCTATGTGTTTGGTCAGCTAAATAATAAAATACTAGGTGTATTAAAGTTGCCTCAATATAAAGATATATTCAATACAGTGTCCATAGACAAAGACCCAGCTAAAGCAGCCAATATAGCCGAGTCAGAGGGGCTAGGTGGCGCGCCCTCTGGATTCGTAGATATCTCGTCTCCAGTTAAAAATACTAGGCTAGCGGATCAACAAGCTGAGACTAGAATGGGAGTTGATCAACAGTTTAAAGATGCCGCTGAAAAAATAGGAGATCTTGGCTTAATGGGTACAAAGCTATCTGACCTTGATGCTAAATCTAGAGGTACTATAGGTGATGCTAAGGTGGCTATGCTAGAAAGTAATAAAGCTAGGGTTACTACAGGCGGAAAAACTGAGGTAATTAGAGCAAGATCGCCTAAAGATGTCCAGAAAAACCTTGGTGTAGCGGAAAAATATAAGAAATTTCCAACAGCAATAAACGAAATTACCGAAATTGCAAAAAATAAATTGGTACCTGAATTTGAAAGACAGTTTAAATTAAAAGATAATTATACTCCAACTCCTGAATATGAGAACTTTATAGAAAGGAGTTTTCCTTTGTTTAAAAATTACATAAGCCAATCGGCTATAAACAAAAGATTTGCACCTTTTAAAGAAGCAGTTATTGATAAAGCAACAGGCAAGCAGGCTAGAGAAAAAACAGCAGCTGGTAATCCTATATTTGCAAAAAAGAATATTACCCCAGAGGAGTGGAAAGAATATTTTATAGGCGATGGTAAAATGCGTATAGATGGAAAACGAAGATCTTTATTTGAAGCGCTTTCTACTGAGATTGGCTTTGACAAGGTAATGTTAAAGTTAACCAACGAATCTATGCGTAAGCAAATAGAATCCCGTCAAGAAGATCTAGGGGTAGATCTGGTAGAAAACTATGTAGCTTTAGTTTCAAAGAGCATCGATAGAGGAATAAATACAGAGTTGAATTCAAAGGTTATAGAGGCTGTTAAAAAAGGAGGCGGTAGATTTGAAAATGTATTTTTTGATAAAAACGGTAATTTTAGACCAATTGATGAGATAGAAAAATTAAAAGGCGGTCCGGAAGGTTTAAGGCTTATAGAAGAACAAGCTATGGCCGATTCACGCGCGTCCACAGAGTATATAAAACAAGAGGGCAGAGTTAACGAAGACTTAATAGCAAAACTAAAAGCAAGAAACGTTGATGGTGCGGAACTTTATAAAAACATAAGAAGCTCTTCGCCGGAATCAATAGAAAAATTTAAATCTCACATTAAAGATATTGTATCCTATTTACCAAAAGAAGCATTAGATTTAACTAGCGCAAAATCTTCAAGAACCGACGGAGGTATTATAGCCGCAATTATGTCTTGGACTAGCAGAGAAGTAAAGGCTACCGGGGAAAAATTAAATAGAGAAAGTTTTGTTGATCTATTTAGTAAAGATTTTGGTAAAAATCAATTACCTGAGAATGTTAAAAAACTTTGGAACGAAGCTATTGAGTTAGCAGAAAATAACAATCTTAAGGGCAAAGGTATAACAATAACAAATAAGTCTAGAAAATTTTACGAAGAAGCTTCTGAAATATCCGCGGACAAGACCCTAAATGAGCTACAGCAAAAAGAAAAGATTAGTAACCTTGAGGGCAAACAAGAAGCCATAACTGATATTAAGGTTAAAGAAAAAATATTAGATGCTCTTTTAGCAACAATAGGGGAAATAGGATCAAAGCTTGAGGGGGCTGAACTCAAAAGTTTTTCCCAGTCTGTTGGCAAAATGTTACTAAACAACGACGGTACAGGCATTAGAAAATTTTCTTCTGAAAAATATATAGAGTTAAATTCGTTTGATAAATCTAAAAATGAACATTTAATGTCCAAGGCAGAATTTGGAGCTGAGGTTATTGATGCTTTATTAAAAGGTGAACTTAATATTGAAAAAATTAAGGAAATAACATCTCAATACAATAGTGTTATAGGTAGCAAAAAAGGGCAAGAAATAGCAGACGGGATGCTAGGTACAACTATTGAAAATGCAGCAAGGCTAAAAATGATAGCCTCAAAAATAGTGAACGGAAAAATATCTAATGCTGAAATATCTGCTTTAAAAGATTTTTATAATTGGACAACAGGCGAAACTGCTTATTCTGAAATGGTTAAAGAGTATGCGGAAAAAGCTAAAAACTCAATAATTAAAGCTGAAAAAGGTACAATTAAAGAAAATAATAAAGTTGCATTAGAATCTGAACTTCTTAATGTCACAGAAAATACAACAACAGAATCTTTCGCTAGCAAAACTATAACATTTGGAAAAGCTTTTGAAAATGCAAAAGACCCTAATAAAAAACGAAAAGGTATATCTGTTTTTGATTTTGACGATACATTAGCTAGAACGAAGTCTAACGTGCTATACACAATGCCTAACGGCAAAACTGGCAAATTAAATGCAACAGAGTTTGCAAAAAAATCGGAAGCCTTAGAAGCTGCTGGAGCTAAGTTTGATTTTAGTGAGTTTAGTAAAGTTGTTCAAGGCAAGCTAGGTCCTCTGTTTAGTGAAGCACAAAAGAAGGCTGGAAAGTTTACAACTAAAGATGTTTTTGTTTTAACTGCGCGTCCTGCTAATTCAGCCAAAGCTATTAGAGAATTTTTAAAGTCCGAAGGGTTAGATATACCATTAGAAAATATAGTTGGACTTGGAGATGGTGCGCCTAAAGCGAAATCAGAGTGGATGGTTGGCAAAGTTGCCGAGGGCTACAATGATTTCTATTTTGCAGATGATGCTATAAAAAATGTTAAAGCGGTTAAAACAGCTTTAGATTTATTTGACGTTAAATCCGATGTCCAGCAAGCTATAATGTCTTCTAAGCAAATAAACCTAAGTGGCGAACTTAACAAAATGATTGAGCGCAAAAAAGGTATACCAGCTCGTAAAAAAGTGTCTGCAGCGCAGGCAACAAATTTAGGCAGAAAGAAAGGCAAATTTGATTTGTTTTTACCTCCTAATGCAGAGGACTTTGCTGGAATGCTTTACAAATTTTATGGCAAAGGTGAGCAAGGTAATAAAGACATGGCTTTAATGAAGAAGGTATTACTTGAGCCTTTTAACAGGGCCGAAAATGCTATAAGCTCCTACAGACAAAATTTAGGTAATGATTTTAAAGCATTAGAAAAACAGATTGGCAACATTGACGCTAAGATGGGCAAAGAAGCAAAATTAAATCTTAAAGAAGCAGGGTTTAATGCAGATCAAGCAGTACGCGTTTCAATATGGAAATCTTTAAAATACGATATACCCGGTATTAAAAAATCTGAAATTAATCTTTTAAATAAGATAGTTAAAAATGACCCTAGACTTAGCGCTTATGCAAAAGGCATATTAGGTATTACTAAAACAAAAGAATCTTATCCTAAGCCTAGTGAAAGTTGGTTTTCAAGCAATATAAGATATGATCTTTTTAAACATTCAAACGAAGGGGCTAGAGCCGAATTTTTAAAAGAATGGGTTGAAAATGTGGACGCTATGTTTACCCAAGACAACCTAAATAAAATAGAAGCAGCCTACGGAAAAGGATACGTTGATAACCTACAGCAAATTATTGCTAGAATGAAATCAGGTAAAAGTAGACCTGAAAATTTAAGCAAAGAAGCTAGAGCAGGGCTTGACTATATAAACGGGTCCGTAGGGGTTATTATGTTTTTAAATTCTAGATCAGCAATACTACAAACAATATCAGCAGTAAATTATTTAAACTGGAGTGATAACAATCCTATCGCAGTAGCATCAACATTAAAAAACCCAAAACAATTTGCTAAGACTTTTGTTGAAATATTTAATTCAGACTTTTTAAAGCAACGTAGATCAGGTTTAGAAATAAATGTAGAAGAAGCTGAAATAGCGAAGGCTGTTGAAAGGAGCAAAGGTAAAGCTAGATATTTATACGATGCCCTAATAAAAATAGGTTTTACACCAACACAATTAGCAGATAGTTTTGCTATTGCCGCAGGTGGAACTCCTTTTTTAATAAATAGAACTAAAACATATTCAAAAGCAGGTCTTTCGCCTGAAGCCGCAAAGAAAAAAGCCTTTGAGGACTTTAGATCTTTGTCAGAAGAAAACCAGCAGTCTTCAAGACAAGACAGGGTTTCAAATTTGCAGACAGGCGTTTTAGGTAGATTGCTATTTGCGTTTAATAACACACCTATGCAAATGACTCGTTTGTTTAAAAAACGATCTTTAGATTTAATAAACAGGAGAGGGGATGCTAAAACAAATATATCGGGCATGGTATATTATGGCCTTGTGCAAAGTATTATATTCTACGCAATGCAACAAGCAAGATTCTTGGACATGTTTGGGGGCGATGATGAAGAAGTATCACAAGAAGAAAAAGAATTTAACCAAAAAAATAGAGATAAGCGAAACGCAAGATTACTTAATTCAACTTTAGATGGATTTTTGAACGGCGCAGGTTTACCTGGTAAGATTCTTACTACAGGTAAGAACGCTTTAGCTGAATACTATAGAGAAAAACCTAAAGGATATAGAGCAGAATATGCGGATGTAATTAATGAAGAATTAGGTATTTCACCTCCGCTGTCAAGTAAAGTTAAAAAACAGTCCTCTGCTTTTAAAACATTTAGATATTATTCAACAAAAAAAGGTAAAGAAGAACTAGAACAATATGGCAAGTATGCTTTAGACAACCCCATGTTAATGGCCAGAGCAAAAATATTTTCTTCTATAACTAATGTGCCTACGGATAGAATATTAAGCAAGATAGATAATTTAAAGTTAGCATTGACTGACGGAACTATTGAGCCAACTAAAAGGTTAGCATTAGCTGCCGGGTGGGACAAGTGGAGCTTAGGATTTTATGATGATGTTTTTGTTCCCGCAGAAGAGAAAAAAGCTCAAACAAAAAAGAACAGAGCCGAGGGTAGAAAAAAAGCTAAAGTAACAAGAGAAAGAAATAAAAAAAGAAAGCAAGACAGTCTAATTAATGTTAGATCAAAAATGACTACTGAACAAGTAATAGAAGATCTAAGAAACGAACTAAATAAAAAATAATGAACGAACCAATCACATCGCGCGTTATGAAGCGCAAAAGTAAAAATTTCCCAATAAATCAAGAAGTTACAAAAAATGCAGATGGAACAGGCGGGCCTATTAGTATTGCTAAGAAAAAAGACGCATGCTACCGTAAAGTAAAAGCCAGATATGATGTTTTTCCTTCGGCTTATGCAAGTGGTGCTATTGCAGCCTGTAGAAAAAAAGGCGCTGCTAATTGGGGTAATAGTTCTCCATCTAAACAAACCACTACTCCTCCTCCTGGGTTCACTGATAAGCTTTATGAAAAAGGTGAAGTAATAAAAGATAAAATGAAAAATCTTGAAAAAGAGGCATTTATTAGATCTAATTATTCTTCTGAAAATTATGAAGAAAGCAAAGGAGAGAAAAAAGCTCAAAGAAAATTAAAAAGACTAGGTAAAAAACTTACTCGGGTAGAAAAAAGAGAAAAGAAAAAAAGAAAGAAATATAATTACTAATGGCTTTTAAATTAGATTCACCTTTTAAGGTACGTAAAACAAAAAAAGGCGCAAATTTAAAACGCTGGTTTAAAGAAAAATGGATTGATACCAGAACAGGTAAACCTTGCGGTAGATCTGAAGGTGAAAATCGAGGAACGCCATACTGTAGACCAAGTAAAAGAATATCAAGTGAAACACCAAAAACTTCTGGTGAGATGACCTCTGCAGAAAAAAGAAAAAAAGAAAATGAAAAGAAAAGGCTCGGGCAACCTAAAGGTAAACCACGCCGAGTTAAACCTGTTAAACGAAGAAAATGAACATTCAAGAGCTAAAACTTTATTTAATTAACGGCAGCACATTAGGCGTAACAACATTTACTCAAATAGAAGATTGGTTGAAAATAATATTATTAGTAGTAACCATAGGGTATACTATTGCTAAATGGTCAAAAGTAAATGAGGACGAATGAAATACTTTAAGCTAAAGGAATTTGATTCTCCTGACGCACCGGAAAGTGGTAAACATATGAATGAAGAATTTTTACATATGCTTGATGCTGCGCGTAAAATATACGGTAAACCAATGCGGGTTAACTCAGGCTATAGAACCGAAGCTCATAATAAAAAAGTTGGTGGGGTTAGTTCTTCTTCTCATTTAAAAGGCTTAGCTGCTGACATAAGCTGTAAGAGCCTTAATGATAGATTTAATATGATTCAAGCGTTTTTAAAAGCTGGCTTTAAAAGAATAGGTGTTGCAGGTACATTTATACACATTGACAACGACAAAGATAAGTCTCAAAATGTAATGTGGACATATTAAAAAAGGGCACCGTTTCCAGCGCCCTCTTTCCAACTAACTAAACAACTAACCATCACACGCAAGACAATCTTCACTCATCGCTTGCTGTGCAATATCTCCACGTAGAACACTCTCTGTTCTCGTATAATATAAAGTCTTTACTCCTTTTTTCCAAGCATCAAAATGTACTTTATTAAGCCACTTAGGTGTAGCCTCGCTAGGAAAAGCGAGATTCAAACTAACCGACTGATCTATGTATTGTTGGCGTATGCCAGCTTGATTTACTAGCTCCAGTTGGTTTATTTCTTTAAAAGTTTTAAAAACTTCTTTAGCTGGTATATCATGCCCCATAGTAATATTACTAAGCTCGTTAATATCCTGAACCGAACCTCCATCAGCAAGGATCTTATTCCATATTTCATTCGTATTTAATTTGTGTTTTCTTAATAATTTTAAAAGTGTAGGATTTTTACGTATAAACGTGCCTTTAGCGGATTGCTCTGTAAATACATTAGCAGCCCAGGGTTCTATTCCTGGCGAAATGTTTCCGCTAAGCTTTGAATTACTAACAGTGGGAGCAATAGCACGCAGGTGAGTATTACGCATACCAGTACCAACACACCACAAAGGTTCGCCATAAATTTCAGCAAGATCTCTGGAAGCTCTTTCACTTTCAATTTTAATTTGCGAAAATATTTTCCTAGTTTCAAACTGAGCCAAGAGACCTTCAAAAGGAAGGCCATTATCTTGGAGATACGTGTGCCATCCGAGTACACCCAACCCAAGTGCTCGTCCTTTAGTAGCAGAACGAACGGCGTTTTCAAAACCTCTAAGTCCTTTTGCTCTTTGAATAAATTCCTCCATAACGCCATCGAGAAACCATATAGCGTCGTATATAAGGTTAGTACCTTTCCATTCTTCATATTTAGCTAAATTTAATGATGATAAACAACAAACAAAACTATGATTTTCATCAGTATGCAATGTGATTTCAGAACATATATTTGTCATATGAACTTTTAAACCGTTTTCTTTATATGCTTTTGGATTTGCTTTATTAGTGTTTCCTTTAAATAATATATACGGTTCTCCAGTTGCTTTTCGCTTTCTAAGTAATTTACTCCATCGAGATCTAGCGTCCGCATCTCCTTGTTCAAGGCGTCGCATAAACTTATCACCCACAACTGCACACTGATGTAAATTAAGCGATTGTCTGTTGACATCTCCTTTAGGCTCTCTAATTTCAAGCCATTCTTCGAAATCGTCGTGTTCAATATTGATGTTAACCGATGCTGCTCCTCTTCTGACTGATCCTTGATTAGTCGCGAGTATTGTTGAATCATATATTTTACAAAAAGGGACAACTCCGTCTGATGTTCCATTTCCTGTTATTTTAGCGCCAGCGGGTCTTATTTGATTAACTCCGATACCAACTCCACCGCCGTGCTTGGCGAGTAGCATCATTTCTAAATTCTTTTGTCCTATGTCTTGTATACTATCAGCTACGTCGATACCAAAACAGCTAATAGGCAAGCCGCGATCAGTACCGGTGTTAGATAATACAGGACTAGCAAGACAAAGCCAACCGTTCCAGATATACTCGAAGAATGTTTCTGCCATTTCTGGTTTGAATAATCTACGAGCAACTGTTTTACTGACGCGCATGTATGCTTCTCTAGGTGTTTCTCCGTCAAATAAATATCCCCCGGATATAGTTTTCTTGTATACGTCGTTATTACCCCATGCAGGGTAATCTTCACCTTTTTTCCAGTTTTCATTCCACATTATCTTATAAAGTGTGTTATCCAGGCTATAAGCCCATTAATATTAAGTGCTACTAAATTCCATTGTTTACGCGATGAGGTTTGTATAACAACGCATATAAAACCAAATATGTATAGCATCGGGTCTATTGTCCATTGAGCCGCAATCAAAAGACCGGATCCCATATAACCTATACGAGACGCGAACTTTTGATATGATGTTAATTTGTTTGTATAAGCAAGAAGCTTAAGTAGTTTTATTTTTGTTACCATATATCTTCAAAATCTTCTCCTTCATTAGCTTTACTATAATCTGTCGGTCTAATAGCGAAAAAATCAGTATGAGTGACGCCCCCGGTAAGATGATAGAACCAATCAAGATTAGACGCTGCGTTTTTGTCATACGGGAAATAGTTCCCCAAGTCAACGTAGCCCAGCTCAACAAGTTTTTCATTTGCTCTCTTTTTTATGAAGTGCTTTAGGTCATTAGACTTTATGCCTTCAATGTCTCCCATTTCAAACATCTTTTCTATATATTGCCATTCTAGCTTAACCATTGTTTCAGCAGCTTTTATAATATCTTCTCGACATAAATTCAGTAATTGATTGTTTTCACTGCACATATCTTGAAACAGTTTACATCCCATTTTACTGTGTAATGATTCGTCTCTGACTGACCACTTCATTTGTTGCCCGATACCCTTAAGTAAATTTCGAAGCTGAAAACTATAAAGCACTGCGAAAGCACTATACAGACTAACTCCTTCGGCGAAGGCTGAAAATACAGCCAGGCTTTTCGCAATCCCCACAGGATCACTACCGTTATAAGCAACCAAATTATCAAATCTTTCAGACGTTGCTGGTTCGTGTAAAAATGCTTCATAATCTTCTAATCCTAATGTTTCATTTAAATAGCTGTAAGCCACAGCATGTACAGTCTCTTGCGAGCCAAACATCATTGCCATCTGTTGTATTTCGTGTTTAGGAAACCACGATACGACGTTCTGGGTCCAGTAATCTGAAACGGCGCATTCGGTTTGCGCGAACCCAAGAAGTATGTTCCCGACGAGATTCTTTTCTTTGTCATTTAGTTTTTCTTTCCAATCTTTAATATCGCTCTGCATTGAGATTTCAGTATGCAACCAAAATGCTTGTGCTTGTTTTAACCAACCTTCAGTGTAATACTCTGGGTATTCAAACGGTTTGTACGCAATGCGCTCATCAAATAATCCCATTAATTATCTATTTCAATTGCTAAATCTACAAATGGTAAATAAAACACGTGAGTGGTAAAGGTTTTTTCTTTATAAGACCTAACACCAAATAATATACCTGGGTATAATCCTATACTTACTGACCAGCTTTTTTCTATTTTATTTTCCATAAACTTTTATATCATATTTATTCATAATTTCTATTAATTCTTTATATTTTATTTTACCCCGTATATCCCAACTCCATTTAATAAACTTATCGATCTGACGCTCGGCATACTTCTGTCTAGCTATCCTTTTCGCTTCGAAAGGATTATGCTTATTGTCTCGTCGCATTCTTTTTGATTTTGTGGTTTATACAATGTTACGTTAGGAAATTGATTCATAACTAATCTTTTGAACAACTTCCAACGCATTGGGAATGATTCGTTAGCCCTGCCTTTTGTTTCAATTATAAAGTCTTCGCCAATAAAATCTGGCGTATACTTAATAGGCAGTATGCGTTTGCATCCTCTATTTTTGTAATCACCTTTACCGTTGGCTTGTCTTTCATATACTTCATTATCAAAATGAAAGCCAGCCAATAAAACAAAAGTCTCTCCTTCGTATTTAGCTTTGATCTTAGCTTTTTTCAAAGCCATATACATATAACGTTCTAAGCCTGAAGCAAAGTTAATCCCGTCATAAGTAACTTTTTTACTTACAACAGGACCACGCTTCTTGCTTTTTCTTTTATAAGGTCTCCTCTTCATGAACTTCGTAGTTTTTTAATAATGCTTCTTGGAGTTCTTCTGTTGTTGATTCTTTCAACTTTTGAAGATACAATACAGCATCCATTAGTTCTTCTTGCAAATGATTGATCCATGTAAATACATTTGACTTGTCATCTTCAAGAGTAACACCATATTTTGCAAAGCCTATATCAGATCTTGATACGAACTTAGTAACAACACGTTCAACAACTGGATCTCTAAATTCTATTTCTTTTTTATTCATAACATTTCTTTTAATAAATCAGTAGCTTGGTCAGCAGTTATTCCGGTTTTTACAAATGTTCCGTTGTGCATTACACCAATTCTATTAGCTATTTCATTGTATGCTGAATCAATACAATTTTCAATTTGCATACCTTCTAAAGCTGCTAAATTTGTAAGCACTACAACCATATCCCCAATAGCGTCTTTAATTTCGTACGCGTCTTTATTTAGTAAAGCAGCCGCTAGCTCTCCAGCTTCTTCCATAAGCTTAACATATTGCGTATGAGAATTACCTTTATCGTATATACCTTTATCTTTAGCCCATAATCTTATAAGATCAAATCTATCTGGTATTGAGTTAGGATCGTGTACAGGGTTAAAAAAGGCCTCATAGAAAGCCTTGTTATATATATAGCTTCGATCGTTATTATACATCGAAGTTTTAGCATTTTGCATTATCCAGGGTATATGTTCTTTTTGTAATTTAAACTTAAACTCTGGGGTTTCCCATTCTATTCCTAAGTTATCGTAAAGGTTGCCTCTTAGTTTATTTAACGGTACGGGAAACGTACTTGTTTGTTCTGTTGGATTTATTTTCATATTTGATTTGAATAAATTTTTATATAATGTCCGGTCTTTTTTATAGCCATAAGACTGTTGAAGTTCTATTTCTTTGTTAGATATTAAATCAATATCATCACTTGTAAATAAAACTTCGTATTCTCCTGGCGCATAACCTTGTTGCTCCGTAACTCTCTTATTAAGATTACGTGTAACTCCAATTTTTTTACCAGGAATGTGATAAATGTTGTACATATTTTTATTTATTTACCAACGCTCAGCTCCGCTTTAATAGCGGGATAAGGATTGTATTTTAATAATTTAATTTCAAAAGCTTCAGGTATATTTACACCTCCTAATAAGTTGGCGCTAATTCCTCTTTCTAATTGTATCTTAGGCAACACCCTCTTTGATCTATCTAAATATATTTTTGCTTGGTCTAAGTGATTATTATATAAATGACAATCACCAAGTTGACCAATAAGCTTGCCTGGTTTTAAATCAGCACCTTTAGCTAACAATTCTAATAGTAAACCATACATAGTAATATCGTAAGGTAAACCTAAAAACACATCAGCGGATCTTTGTTGCCACATCAAATCCATTACACCATTATTAATATATACTTGAAAAGCATAATGGCACGGAGGCAAAACCATATCATTCATCTCGTGCGGGGCCCATGCGCTAACTATAAGACGTCTAGAGTCTGGATTAGTGTTAATATCCTCTGCAAGATTATAAAGCTGATCTACGCCGTTAAAATTACGCCACTGTTTTCCATACACAGGGCCTAATGTTTCATCTGTTCTGCCTGACCGTTTATAATCTGGTCTCCAATACTTAACACCATTATCTTCTAAATACCTAAGATCAGTTCTACCCTGTAATATCCAAAGCAATTCTGTTCTTGCTGCATTGAAGCTTATTTTCTTTCCTGTAAGTATAGGGAAGCCAAGTGACATATCGTGTCTAATCGTTCTCCCGAAGACAGACTTCGTCCCAGTCCCTGTTCTATCCGACTTATCCAATCCGCTGTCGAGTATTTCTGATATAAGTTCTTTGTATTCATTTTCTATATTTGTCATAATAGTATTTACACATTTTATAATATTCAGGCCAAATTGTATTTCTACAATATTTGCTTGGTGATATATTTGGTTTTTCCCATTTTTGATAAGGTCCCAAGCTAATGGCTATGTGCCAATTATCTGAGTTACCTTGTATGCCCCACGGGGATATTCTTATATTATTTTTAATACAATATAAAACCCATTTTGTTTCCTCCTCGCTCGCAACATATTTTGGCATTGGCTTGGATCGTTTACCATATATACTAGGCATTTACTCCCATGGCATTTTCTCACCAGCAAGATTAACTTGTTCGTGCGGAATAAAACAACCTGACTTTGGTTCCCATTTGAAATGAGCTTCAGCGCCGTTCTCGCCGAGGTTTTGAAACTTTATTTTCAACACCTTAGCCTTAACGGTTTTAGCATCATAATCTCTATGAACTAATATACCGTGATAACTAGCATCATACCATTCACCACCACCTTTAATGTTATACATTGTGGGTTCATCAATTTTGCCATCGCTGCCTTTATACATTTTAGTTGGATGAGCTACTATAAATACTAATACATCATACTTTTTAGCAAACATTTCTATTTTGCTTAAGTACTCCATAGTATACCTATTAACATCTTCAGTCTTACAGTCAACATCCCTTACTTTATTAAATGGATCTATAACTAAACATTTAATACCTTTACGTTTAACTAGCTCAGCTCCTTTCTTAAGCACTGATTCTAAAGTGTAACGTTCCATGTCAATGTGAAAGTAGTTAGTATTGCAATGGTCCGCTATTTGATTCCAACGATCCCCTCCAATATCTTCTCTTGTGGGCATGCCTTGCCAAGTCTTACGCATTAACTTATGAGCATGTAAATATGTTGGTACGTTTTCTGGAGAAGCGAAAGCTGTTTTCCAACCATAGTTCGCATTATATCCGACAACCATTTGATCCACAAAATCCGACTTGCCCGAAGAGGGTATGCCAGTGACAGTAATAAACTGACCAGTGTACGTCGAAAATATATTATCAAAGTTTTCCAAACCAATTTGAAAGCCAGGCTTGAAACCATTACGAACAAAGTCCGTGACTTCATCTTCGATATCCCTGAACGTTGTAACATTCTCCAGTGGTACTGGCTTTGATCTTGAAATACGCTCTGATAGTTTTTCTTTTCCATACTTTAATAAATATTCGTTAGCATCTTTACAATCGTCAAATGTAGCTATATAGCATACTTCTGAACCTAATCTACGTATTAATTCAGCTTGTAATGCTTGACCAGCTTCGTCTGAATCTACTGCTAAAATAACTTTTTCTTTGTCTTCGAAATAATCTATGCAATTGTCTAAATAATCTAAATTGTTAGTATTAAGTGTTGCTCCATTGGGAACGGATATTGCATTTGCAATACCAGCTTCGTGTAAAGCTAACACGTCCATTTCGCCTTCAACTATAACGCAATACTCATAGCCTACTATGCTGTCTATATTATAGAATACTTTTTCAGCACCCTTATATAATTTAAAGTTCTTTCTTCCATCTCGGTATTTAACATTAGTTAATTCACCGCCCATAAAATAATTGAACTTTATTACATTCTCGGTTTTACCGGTCTGAGGCATATATTCAGGGCCCTCACTGATTTTTAGATCAGCAAGGGTTTCCTGAGATATACCACGAGTTTTAAACCACTCTTCTACTTTTGTACCTGGCCTGTGTATAGCAACGGGCTCTGGTTTAATATAAACCTTCTCAGCTTTACCTTTGCGCTGATACGTATGTAGTTGAAATGATGTATTACAATTATGACAAGTACCGAGACCCCGTTCCCAATCGTAAGACGCACACTTAGCCTTTTGATTCTTGGGTTTTCTATCTTGAGAACACATAGGGCATATACCCTGCTTTTTCCCCTCTTCAAGTTTATGTATATTGAACTCGTCAATAACAAATCCATTGATCTCTAATGTCTGCATTTAATTTAATTTAATTGTTAATCCTCGTTTATGCGTTGTTTTTGTAGTGCATTAAAACGGTAGATCATCTGCAGGCGCAGGAGCCGGAGCTGCCTGAGCTGGTTGGTCTTGTCTTGGAGCAGCGGCAACATTCTCGCCGTTAGTCCATACTACTTGAACGTTTCCTAAATAAGTTTTACCTTGCTTAGCTTCTCGCTCTTCCTTTGTTTGAGCTACTACAATCGGACCTTGATTTCCAAATTGATCTACTTCATCATTGATAGTTATAGTCACAGGTAAATACTTACCTTTCTTGCCAATAATGATTTTGTCTTTTGGTATCTCGTTCAGATTGATACTCGCTTTAATAATACTTGCCATTATACATATTGATTTATCTGATTAAACATTCTTTGCATCTGTTCTTTTGATGCGCCGCTATTCCGCCTTAAGTTGTCTACGGCTTTTACATGGTTTTGATTAGTGTAAAAATTATTAACACTAGTTTCTAGTCCGGTTACACTGCATACTTTTGTTTGGTTTTTTCTGGTTCTTGCCATTTTTAAAGGGTTTTGTTAATAAAATAATTGTTTGGATCGAAATCCGGGTTTTGGTAGAACAACTTGTATTGCTCTGCCGCTTGTTGAACTTTGTCTGCCCCACGTTGATAAAAATCAGGTGAGCAATCAAATATTCCTATTTGATGTGTAGTTTTATCCATCACTATGAATAACATTTCATAACCAAATAGTTTACTATAAATATAAGCTTGAGAATCGTAATTGTAACGGTAAGCTGAGCTTCTGAATCTTGTAATATCTCCTGTGGTTTTTAAATCAATTATTAAACCTTCTTCGTGATTTACAATATCTGCTTTTCCTTTCCATTTCAATCCTTCTAATTCTGTAATAGCAGGCTGTTCATAATCTACTTTAGATCCTCTTATTAATCCTCTGCAGATGTCGTTTTCCATTAACTTATCTGTCATCAAATCAATTTGATCAACCTCTTTTTGTAGAAGACATAGCTCTCCGCCTGAAATCTCTTTATACGCTTTAGTGTTCCTAGTTGAACTTTCTACTATCTTATACTTTTTTAACTTGTTTGGTTCAAGAATAGCAGTGTGAAAGTAACCACCAACTAAAAATGCAGCTGATGGTTTCATAGGTGTACCTAGCGCTAAAGGGTTTGTCATTAAGGTAGATATGTCACTGTTAGATAAGTATTTTTTTCCAAACTTACCATAATAGTTTTCATCTTTTCTTAATTTTTCAATAGCTACTTTATCGTCCATTTATAGTGTTTTTAATTCTGCCTCTATCTCTTTAGATAAAGAATATTTAGCTTTTATAGCTTCAATTTTACCACCTGCTTTTACATAGTCGATCGCTTTACTGTAAGCTGGATCTTTTTTAGAGGTTAAGGTTTCTTTGTTTTTAGCCGCGGAAGCTTTTCCGTGTGAATTTGTAGCATCGCTATCTGCTGTATCGTCAATTAAAAATAAATTACCGAGAGCATACTTTTTGCCATAACTAGAGGCACTACCAAACTTTTGAGGCATTTGCATACCTTTTTGAGTTAAGTCAACACCAACTATAGATGTTGCGTGTATAGCACCATCGCCGTCAGCAATAATAGCTTTTGATTCCAATATAGGAAACGGCTCGCTTTGGATTAGCTGTTCGATAATCGTTACTGTTACTCCTAATTCTAATAGATAGGGTTTTGTTGCTTCTAGGATGTCTTCGGCTGATCTGAAGTTATATTTGCCGAATGAATTAAATCTACTTTTTTTCGATTTAAACTTTGTCTGGATAGTTGCCAGTTTTTCATTTAAAGTCATATGGTTTGTGGTTTTGGTATATTAATATAATTACACATTTTGTTTATAAATTAAAGATAATCAATCACTTGATTTGCGTCAGTATTAGCGATAAGTCTATCAATAGCTTCTCTTTTTATTTGTGAAACACGCACGTTTGCGGTGCTAACATTTATATTTAACTTGTTTGCTATATAGTTTGCAGAATGTTTTTCGCAGTCTAAACCATATGATAGCCTCAACACTTCATATTCAATTGGTGTTAAATATTTTTTCATTAAACCTTTCAAATAAATATTAAGTATTTGTATATTATATGGTTCTGATTTATCCGCTATTTGATATATAGGGTCTTCTTCTTCATTATTAAAGTTTTCATCTATACTAGAAAACACAGAATTAAAAAACATCGCAACAATTTTTTGATCTTTAGGGTTTTTACGTATTTCATTTAGTTTATGTTCTGGTATACGTATATCCCCTCTGTTAATATCTATTGCGCGTCTTATAGCTCCCTTAATTCTTTTGCTAAAAAAACTTTTTAATGTTTTTTCAACATCTGGCGACTCATCTATCATTGCCCAATCTAATTTGTCTACGGCTAAAATCAATCCTTTATTACCTTCTTGTATAAGATCATTAATACTAAGGACACCTGAGGCTTGCTGTGTAGTTGAAAATTTACGCGCCAAGTTTTCCACAAGCGGCATGAACCTTACAATCAACTCATCCCTGGTATATTCATCGTAAAACTTACCCTCAAGATTACATATAGAAACTTTTAAATCCTCTTTGTATCTTATGTAGTTTTGTATATTGTATTTTTTCATATTTATATTATCTAAATAGTGTCGTTTTTATTACGCATGCTCTAATCTTTTATTTGATTATTAAGTAATTCTTTTTCTTTTTTAAGTTCGTTACTCATATTACGATATATAGTTCTTGTTGAACATTTAAGTGCCTCAGCAAGCCTTGCAACCGTTATTTTAATTTGGCTATCATTTATAAGTAGCATCGCATCGTATATTTCGCTTTCAGATATTTTAGATCTACCGACTAGCTTGCCTACTATAGATAGCTTTTGTCGCATATCTAAACCTGTGAAGTCTTTGAATATAACTTTACGTAATTTATTAGGTGGTGGTCTTTCAAGATCCATAAGTGAAACATCATATACCATGCTTTGCAGCAATTGATTTGATACCTTGAATGTCACAAATCCTGCTTGCTTATTGCATACATGCTCAGCAATGGAATTAAAGCCCTCTTGATCCAATTGAGGATTAAGATACCATAATACATACAAATGCCATTTGAGGCTTCTATATGTGGTTATTTTAGCGCGAGAATTAAACAATGTATAGCATTGATGCGTACCCTCTCTATAAAACCAACCCCAATCAAATGTTTCTGTTGGTGTGTCGGTTGTAGGATTTTGCCTATATATTATACGATGCTTATCTAGGTATTTGGTATTTCGGTCGTATTGTGACATTAGGTTCTTACTATTAATTATATATTAGCTATCGTCGTATTAGTAGATTAAAATCTTTAATCTTCTGTTGTACTTTTTTAAAAGCTTTGCTTTATTTTCTATGTTGCCGCCAAAAATAGTTATGTTTTTATTAAAACTATATTCGCTTTTGAAAGCCGCTTTTACTATCTCGTTATGCAAGATTGATATTCTATTTTCTAGAAACCTTACGTGCTTTGCTTTTCTTCTGTTCTTTTTGTATCTTCGTATTAATATTCGCATAATTCGTTGATGTTAGATGGACGTATAATTTTCTTCTCATTTTTATTTCTTACTTTATGTTTTTCTTGTTCGTAATAATTCCAGTAAGCTATTAAGCTACTAGGCTCTTTGTATTCGTCAGGCATACATTGAGGTGGTTGGATAAATCCATTATCGGGCATACCTGATGGTGGGTACATTAAAGCTTCACGACACTTAGCAATACTAAGGTGATGCTTATTGTATCTAGCTGTATACTCTTTGCCTAATGCAAGCATGTGATCGTACAACCAATTGTAATGGTGTATACTGTCTCTTACCCATATAGTGCTTGGATGATTAAGGTGCGCTTTTTTGTATGGCACATTATCGCCATTATTATATACGTGATGTGCGGTACATAACATTTGAGCTGACTCTAAGATCATTTTAACCTTGTGTTTTTCATAAAAAAAACCAGCAGCTTTAGCTGGATCCGGGTGTAAATAAAAGATATTCATATTAAAGTTTATTAAGTTTGTCTTCTAGTATTTTTAGTTTATTGTGTATTATAGCGGCTTTTTCGTATTGTTCATTTTCTTCATAAGATGACAATAGGGTCATAAGCCTAGCTATCTCAGCGAGTATTAACTCTTCCTCATTAACTAATCTCGCATTACCGAATCCATCTTGTGTTAATTCGTTCAGGTCTGTAGTGAATTGTTGATCCCATTCTTTTTGCTTTTCAATAAGACCGGTCAAAACTAATTCAGCAACACGAGTAGCTAACTTTTCTAATTGTTTATCCGTCATTATAGATCTATTCTCTCAGTTTTAAAGTTTTTAAATATAAACTTATTGAGAAATTTGCCTTTAGATTCTGATTCGAATAACCCACGCCAATAAAAAAGAGGTATATCGTGGTATTTGTATATACTATCGTTATTAAAGTATACTAGCATAGTATTTTCGTTGTTGTTGTATTCTGCACTATATATAGCGCTGGAATCAACCATTATTGATTCAAGATTGTTTTTCATATTTTCATTGTTTATAGTATTATCTATTATTGTTCGTTTTTATTTTGCATGCTAATGAAATACTAATCCTACTTTGTTAGTATTATTAAACCATTTTGTAGCCATTAAGTCAATACTAGAAGCATCCATATAACCGTTGCGTATAAGATCGCTATGACTAGAAAATATTTTGGTGTGTCTGTGTTTTCTTTCATCTATTAAATGTTTTTGTTTACCCGAATCGCTAAATATAATGTCGTAATTGCTTGGTAATGAAGCTTTTAACAACATATCGATCATATTGGTATAACTGTAAAACCTCACGTTCGGATTGTGTATAGCAATCTCGATCCACTTTTTTAGATATTTAGGTGAGTAGTAATCCCCGCTATCATGGACTCTGACGTAGTCAGGTTTCTTCTTACGTATTTCAGCGTTCATAGCCTCAACAAAGTTGTCTGTCTTTGTTAGCTCATAACGCTTTTCAAACGCGGGTTTTACGTTAGACCAGATGTAGGCTCCTTTCTTGGCGTAGCAGAATTTAACGCATGCGTCAGCCATAGGGCATGTTAACTTACCGCTTGCAGATTTATATGCAGGTATACCGAAGTTAAACACACGGAGCCCGAGTTCTTTACTTGTTTTTTTTAATTTACTATTTTGTGTCAGTAGATTCATAATATTCAATTATTCGTTCAATGTCATCTTCCATTTTTACAATGTCTCGTGCACATTCTAGCACGTCTTTAAATCCAGATAGCTCGTAACTACTGAACTCATATACATCACGCTCTTCGATAGCATAGATGCAGTCTCTCATATCTTTTGCCGTATTTTCGAAGCGACAATAACTCATATTTGCCATAATGTTAGTCTAATAATATCATATAAGCTTCCGTGTTGTTTGATCTAAACCAATTAAGCGCTTTATGAAATTCACTGATTTGTTTTTCTGTTACTGTTTTAGGTGCAACCTCCATTACATACTGAGTACCCATTATAAAATCGTACATAGATAACTCAACGTTGTTAAGTGTATAGCGTTCGCCGCTAAAAACGTTTAGTACTTCACTACCTTTGTCGTATATTACACCTTTAAACCATTTAGGTATTTTTTGTTCTTTAGTCTTCGTCATTATCTTGTACTTTAAATATTGATTCAACATAGTCGCATATAGTTTCTTCGAGATCATCAGTGTAGTTAAATTCTAGATTGCTTAGCTCTATGCGGTTATCATAGTTAATTTCAAAGTCATACTCGTAGTTATCTACATTGCCAAAGCTATAATTACTTACAGCTTCATAAACCTGTTGGCGCATAGCTTCACGAATTTCTTTAGTTATTACAGGCTTGTTAATGTCTTCAAGGTCTTCTTTTGCCTGATTAAGTTGCTTATTTAGCTCTTGTTGATCGGTTTCAAATTGAGCTAACGCCGCTGTTAACTCTTTTACTTTTAATTCTAATTGTTCTTTAGTCATTGGTATATATATTAATTATTAGTTTCTATTATTGTAGCGATATGATTCCATACTTCACGCTCACGCAGAGTTGCAGTGTATAGCAAACTCATTTGCTCGCGATCAAGACCACCATACAGTTCATTCTTTATATCGCTTTTTAATTTGTCGATATCGAAATCAAGCATAGTGATCTTAGCGAAAGCTTTATTGCTTGCGCGTTCTTGTAGTTCTTGACTACTCATTACATTTAGTTATTAAAATGTTTTCGCCGTATTTGAAATCCCAAGCAGAAATTTTATAGAATTCTAGATGGGTGAACGTGTATAGCGAGCTAACGTCGCTAATTTTTAATTCACTATAAAATGTAGTGCTTGAAAGCGCTTCAACTATAGAATCAACACTTGCTTTGTATTTGTCGTTAGAAGGTGAATGTAATGCTTCTTTGATTTCAGGCTTTAGCCTTTCATAAATTGTTAGTCTACTCATAATTATTTATTTTTAGTTTATTATATTATCTTTACTCTGTCGTTTTTAATCGGCATATCTTTTTAAGGTCATACCATTTACTTTATGTAACAATTCTTTGCTTACCATTTCAAAATAACCCGGTGCAAATATTAGGTTAATACCTTTATTTTGCGCTTCAATTGCTTCGTTTTCAGCAAGCCTAGTCCATTCGGTTACCGCTTGTTCGATAAGCCATTTTTCAAATCCGTTAAATTTAGTTTTACTCATATTATTTAGTTTTAAAATTAGTGGACGTGGCAGGAATCGAACCTGCGTTGTTGAGAGTTACGAGGTGTGCACGCCTACCTCAACCTAACCATTTCACGCCCATAAAGCAGTAATAAGATGCACGTCATTTACCGGTGTGTACCCTGACTTATACTTACTACTGCTTATGCTAGCAATTCACTTATGTGTTAAAGTTACAAGGTGTCTGTTCTCGCCTACTTTAACCTAATTAAGCTACTCGTCTAGCTATTTACGCCGCCAAGCTCGGTGAACTGAAGCGCTCACCTCTTGGCTGACAATTTGTATTGTATTACCCGTTTTATGCTCAATGATCGGGACATACGAGTATGTTTTAGTTGTTGAACACTTCACACACGTTTTATATCCCAAATCTAAACGGATTGGGTGTACTTTATTTCCACATCTACAATACATAGTTATTTATTTTTTTGTTCATATATATTATCTACAGGTGTGCGTTTTTATTTTGCGCTTATAACTTCTTGTTTTTCCACAATATAAGTATATATATACCTAAAGCTAATATACCGGTATAAAAAGTATACCATAAGTTGTCATAAAATTCTTTCATTTTTCGTGATATCCTTTTTTTATTTCGAACCACATTTTTTCGATAGCGCGGAACATTACTTCGCTGTGTATAGCATTGTAGTCATCGCCGTCTTGTTCAAAATCCGACAGTTGCCAATCTACACTGTCATACATTAATTCCATTGTGACGTCCGCAACACCTTCTGCGATTTCGTCTAGTTGTTTCATTTTACTCATATTCATAAATTTCCGGGTCGGTGTGTGACATCCACTCGATGTTACTTAACCTAAACCCACGGTCAATAATTACTTCTTCATATCCTTCGGTACTCATGCCCTCTAGCACCTCTATGCGAGATACGAGGCCACTGCTAAAATCTAATATTGTTATATACATAGTGTTTAGAATATAGAGTTATACACTTCCTCATAAACCCAATCGCTGTATTCATCGTTAAGGTAATCAATTTGTTCTTCAGTCATTTCTTTTCCGTCGTAATCTGCGGTTACTAAGAACGCATCTACAAAGTCCGGATAGTCTGCGAAATCGATCCCATCGAATTCCAGATTGTCTACTTTATTTAAATCTAATTTCATATTATTTACAGTTTTCTTCGTTAAAATCTATTAATCTTCTTACTCGATCGGCATGATTAGGTATTAAAACTCTTAAAGTATTATAACCCCACTCACTTCCCGGATCGTACCAATCTTTCTTTTGTCTATTTATTTGGTACATTAACGGTTTTTTGTGGTAATAGTTATCTTGTTTGGTAGATACTCTTACATAACCGCTAGGGTATGTAGCGCCAATTCGTCCATCACTCAATTTAAAATGTAGAGCCCCATCTTTGGTTACTTTAATTAATCTCATAATATTGTGTTTTCTTTATAATAGTTAGTATTTGGTTTTATACTGTTCGCTACGGACTGACGTAATTGCCACTCGCGTTTCCGGTATTCATAATCGGTACACCATTTACGCCAAGATTTACTTGTTGCATTAGGTTTGTAGGTTCTTTCAAAGCGATCGATTTGCGCTAGTTTAGCGGCGATTTGGTCGGC